CTACTCTGCGTGCATGTAGAGTTCATTTACAATCGAGGTTACAGGGTCCTTTTCATAGGTATCAAATCTCTTTTCAGTCAATTGCTTGATTATTATGTATGTATCCTTTTTCATTTGACTGCCGATATTCCAGTAGAAAACAGTGTCTTGGCTTTTGAATAAGTAGTTTTTTGTAAGGGGCGGATCATTGTTAATAACCACTGAGTAGGAGTTGTTGCTATAGATTACTGTCAGCCTTTCACCGGTGCCAGGTTTTTCTGTGTACCTGACATTGTTTTTTATTTCTACTGCAGAATCCAAAACCCAGATATGTTTAGTAAGATGGTCCGGACTAACTAGCCTGGCATTCGAAGGAGTGCTATCTTTCGAACAACTGTAAATCAGCAAAAAAAATGCGATTCCTAGGTACTTCATTGTCCGGTGATTTTTTTCTTTCCTTCTGTTCCAAATGATTTATCCAATACTTCATCAATTTCCTCTTTTGTTGCTCCATTCTTTTTTGCAAGCAGAATTAGTAATCCAATTTGAGCCTTTGCTGTATTAATAAAATGGTCAACAGAAAGGACCCATCTTGTAACTACAATTGAAATGATTGCGACAGCAGCTAAATAGAAAATTTGTTGCATGTTTAGGTGTTTTTATAGTTAGGCAAGGTTTTTTTCACGGACTTTTTACCGTTTTTTTCCCCTTGTTATGTTTTACGTTTATATATTTTGCACTCACGCTACCACTGATTCCACATTAAAGGCTTTTGATTAACACCTAAAATGTGACTATGAACGCTAACCCTTGCCCTGGCTGCCTACAGCCTTCTTGCCCGATTTCTTTAGAGAACTGGCCGTCGCGTCAATTACTTTGCTTGTTTTATGTTTTACCTGATCAAGAGGCACACCAGTCACCCGAGATGTTACTTTTGCAAGATCAGCGAGACCTCCCTTTATCATGGCCGATATATCCATCTGACTTGCCTGTAATTGTTCCAAATTAGTTCCCACACTCAGTATCCTTCCTTCCAAAACTGCATTATATCGCTCCATCAGATCTACATAATCTGCCAACGTCTTTTTGAGATTTCCTACCGGCATTATAACATCAGCTCCGGGCTTTTTATCCTGATTTGATATTGAGAGCACATTTTGTGCTGTAAACAATTCAGGATATTTCGCAAACATTTTATCTCTTATTTCTTCACTGGTTCCTTTCTTCAATTCCTTAGAAAAGTGGCTGCGACTCCTATATCCTATAGCTTTCGCAACCTCCTCCATCTTGGAGAACCCTTCATGAATTTTAATTAACTGTGCAATTTTGGTCAGTTCGTTAGAAACCATTTAATACAAATTGTGCTGCAATTAAGTTTTTCTAAATCGCTCAAAATGTTTGGTAATCGCACAAAATGAGCTGTATATTTGTCCTATACAATCAAACATACTAAAAAATTATATGATTATCAGGGCTGAGATACTGGACAAGATCAACAATCCGAAGACACGGGTGAAGATCGCGAGCGCACTGAGCCAGGGCGAATTATCCGTGATTGATATGATCCGGAAAAATGCGCCAAACGGTTCACTTACAAAGGTTGCTGCACTGAAGGTTATCGCTGAGGAATTGGGGGTAACACAAGATGAAATTCTTGAGGAGGTTCAGGAGGAAGTCACAAAATAGTGTGGTAATTGGAAAAATGCAATAGTAATTGAAAATAATTACCTGTTAATGAGTCCCCGTGATTTAAATGAATTGAAGGAAGAGTTGGTTGCCAATGAGCTGGCGATTAATCTCCTTTCCAAAAGAAGCCACAGGATTCGAGAGATCCTTGCGGGGGAGGTTTCTACCTCCGCCAATATTAAAAACACTGAATTCATGCAGAAGGTGGCTCTAAAAATTGCCCGTAGGAATTCAAAAGTTCAAGGCATGAAAAATCCAGCTGTATGAAAAATAAATCTTTAGAACGCCTGGAAGATATCGCAGTAGCAATTCTCGCGGCCGCAATTATCTGCATTGTCATTTTCGAATTATAAACCAACTGCCATGCATCCAATCACTCAAGACCTCGCTGATTACATCGTCTCATCAGGTTTCTTACAACAACCTACCAGTATGGGCTATGCGATTTTTTTAAACAATAAGAAAAAGATCATTATCAGCATGAATGCCATACAGGTTTTGAACAGGGTGAAAAGTACATGGGTAGTGGATCAACAGCATACCGGTGGAATGATGACAAAGAGTTTCAAAAAGTGGGCGATGCTGCTGGATGTGATGGATGCGATTTCTCTGAAAGAAAATTTCGCCAAGGCAAGAAATGAAAGTGTGCATCAGAATTTTCAACCCTTAATCAACATGCTATGAGTGGTCTTGTAGTTATATCGAAGCCGTCGGACTATCCGTCGCATCCAGAAACAATTGTTTACATAGTAAACTGGAAGCATACTCAGCATAAGCAGTATACAGTGCCCAGCCGGGCCTTCTATAACGAGGATCATGATAGAACACTTCCTGTCGGAGCCTACTTCCGCGTCAAACCTAAAACTGCTGCCATATGAATCATCTCATTCCAATCTTGATGGTGTCTGCAATGTTCGGCTTCATGAACAATCTGTTCAGAAAAAAGCGGGAGGAAATGATTGCTATTCAGACCAGGGAATACGACAACATCCGATCGACAATTCATCTATGTATTTACTCAGGATCGTTGTTGATAATCGAAATGAGAATCAACGCTTTCAAATCATACAGTGAAAATATTTTGCCGCGTGAGATGCACATAAAGATGTGTGATGAACTCGATCGTGTATTCGCTGAGAAGTATAAAGAGGTTTTAGAAATGGAGCTGATGATGGATAACACTTTAATGATCGTCAGCAACTAACGAGGCCCTGATGAAGGGCAACCTAAATCGACGGAACTGAATTTCCATTCGGTTCCCTTTAAAAAAGTTCTTTCGAATATCGGGGAGTGGCGAAACGGTAGACGCACATCGAATACAGTAAGATGATTTCAAAGGCCGCTGTAAGCTGGGAGGTAAAAGCCCAACGCTCGGCCAGAAAAACAGGTTCAATTCCTGTCTCCCTGACAATCGCACACAATAGAGGAAGCGAATAGCATTCGCAACCAACAACAGGAAACGAGTGAGGGCCTTACGTGACAACCTTACGGTGATTGGGCAGTGAACCGGTGACATCATGGAAAGAATAGGAATACCACATGAGGGAGGCGAGTATCAGTCACTAAACGGGTTGACCTCATTCAAAAATCAGGTGCCAGTAATATCGCTGGCACCTTTTAAAAAGTCACTCATTAATTCCATTATATGCCAAAAGTAAAAGTTGAATCTGCTTTGTCACCAAACCTTCACAAAAAGTTTAAGGCCAAAGCAAAAAAGTTGAACACCAGTATGGCTGATTTAATTCGCGACTGGATTCAATCGTTCACGAAGAAATAATTTCTTAACCAGGACCGGTTCAAAAACAAATGTGTTGAGATACACAGCCGGTCCAAAACTTTTCAGATGACGCTGCATAATCAGCCAGAGAGAATTGGCAGCAGCATAAGCCGATAGACAAACAAAAAGGGAGGTTCGCGCCTCCCTTCAAAAAAAACAAAAATCAATTGAATAATATGACAGCAAAAGTAGAAGAAAATCAGCTAATCAAAAAAATCGAAGCTGATACAGTAATTGCAAAACTCAATGACAGTGTATTCTCGGTACTCGGTAATGATAAGCTGGTAGGATTTCAGAAAGCTTATGCAGTTGCCAATGCCATTGAAGAACTGAAAGTACTTCTCACTCCAGCTTACATGAAGCCGATCATGCAGCTGCAAGGCAATAAGCTTGGATTTAAGACCGACAAGGATAAAGATGGCGGATATCCTGAAGCAGTGGTTAAAAACTGCCTGGTTGAAGCCGTATTAATGGGAGTGCAGCCTTTCGGCAATCAGTTCAACATTATCGCGGGTAACACCTACATCACAAAAGAGGGATTCGGATATCTCCTGCCACGCATTCCCGGACTTGTTTTCGATATCATTCCTCAACTACCTCGAATCAAAGACCAGTCTGCAGCTGTTGTAATGGATATCGAATGGACTATCAATGGCGTGACCAAAAAGAAAAGCATTGACTTCGCAATTAAGGTGAACAACTTCATGGGAACAGATGCTGTAATTGGAAAGGCTACCAGAAAAGCAAGAGCCTGGTTGTTCAACACAGTAAACGGAACAGAAATCGCTGATGGTGATGTTTACGATGTTGATGCTAAAGTGGTCAGCACAAAGATCAATGAAGATGTTTCTGTCGAAGACCTTCAGCTACTTTTCGACATGAAAAAAGATGCACTCACTCCTGAAGAATTGAAATCCGCGCAGCGCATCATCGATAACAAAGAGGCGGCATCATATCCTAAACTTCTCAAAACCCTTCAATCAAAATAATCATGATTAATAACACATTACGCCACGGCAATTTCACGTCGTCAAAGATTGGTGACCTGATGACAAAAGGCAAACAAGAGCTGGGATTCGGCGCGCCAGCGATTACGTACATCGAAGAAAAAAATATGGAGCGTAAACTCGGTAGGAGCTTAACTACTGAGGTTAATGCCAGGCCACTGCAATGGGGTAAGCATTGCGAAACCCTTGTGTTCGACCTGTTGGGACTTGAGTATACACTTACCAGCACTGATACACTGAGTCATCCCGTAATTGATTATTGGTCCGGTTCTCCAGATGGCTATTCCCCTGAAGCAGTAATTGACATCAAGGCACCGATGACCTTAAAATCATTCTGCCAGCTCGTTGATCCTCTCTATAATGGCTTGAGCGGAAATGAATCGATTGCGCTGATCCGCAAAAACCACAAAGAGGGAGATGATTATTTCTGGCAGCTTGTTTCTAACGCGATCCTGACCAACAAAAATGTTGCTGAACTTATTGTTTATATGCCCTATCATTCAGAGCTGCAAACCATCAAATCCACTGCTGAAGGCAATAAATCAGCGTACTGGATATGGGCGGCATCCGATGATGAATTACCATACCTGGTTGAAGGTGGTTACTACACAAATCTAAATGTTATCCGCTTCGACGTTAGCGATGCTGATAAATTGGCATTGACTGAAAATGTAAAGAAAGCCGGAACGCTGTTAGTTCCACGGGGCGGTGATTTCGCAATGGCCGCTCATGATCCTACAATCAATGCCACGATCGTTTCACCGGCTTCGCTGCTGCAAAAAATATAATTCCTCACCAGCTAAAGATTATAACCAATGAATGAAGTATTAACAGCACCGCCTGAACAATCACAGCTGGTGCAGATCGATAAGAGAATCAGCGAAGGCATGAAGGCTTTTGAAACACGAAAGGCCGAACTGATTGAATTGAAAGCACAGGCTACCGGACTTGATATCACCAGCATTGATGACAAGGCCGCGATTGCTGAAGTCTCAACCATTCGCAAAAAATTGAAAGCGGCCAGGGTTGAAATTGAAAAAGAAGGTAAGTCCATGCGTGATCCGCTTACCCGAATTGCAAAGGAAGTGAAGGCGAAGGAAGATGAGCTGGTGGCCATCATTGAACCGACCGAAAAGGAATTACTGGCAAAGGAACAATGGGTGGATGCTGAACGTGCAAGAATTGAACAGGAAGAATTACAGGCTCGCATTGATCAGCTGGCAAAATTCGGTTACAAGCTGGATCTGTCAGTGCTGAAAACTTTAAGTGCGGAAGGATTTAATTCTATGCTCGAGCATGCACAAACGGAATGGAAAAAAGAACAGGAACTGAAAGCACTGCAGGAAAAGGAAAGGCTTGCTGCTGAACAAAAGGCAGAGGCTGAAAGAAAAGAACTTGCTGAACTCAGAAGGAAACAGGCTGAACAGGAACGCATCATAGCAGAGCAGCAGCGTGCTATTGTTGAGGCCCGGATGAAAACCCGGCAGAACGAACTCACGGCACTGGGAATGACTTACAACGGCCGGTATATGTGTTATGCATTTGAGGACGTGAATGTGGATGTGGCAACAGAAATAATGATGTTGGAAGATGCGGAATGGAAGTCGTTGCTGGATAAAGTTTCTTCATTGATTGAAGACCGAAAAAAAGCTGCAGAAGAAAAAGCGGCACTTGAGGTCAGGACAAAGAATCGCTCTTCTCAAGTGATTGCACTGGGTATGACATTTCACCTGCAGAGCGGATCATTTGTTTTCCAGGACAGCAGTGTTTCGCAGGAAACGATTGAGCGTGTAGTTGATGCAGAGTTTGAAGAAATACTATCTGACTTATCCCGTGATATCGAGGCTAGTAAAAAAGCTTTAGAGCAAAAGAGAATTGCTGAAATTGAAAAAGCAAAATTAGATGCTGCTGATAAGGCATTAAGGGAAAAGGCTGAAGCCGATGAGAGGGCTAAGATAGCAGAAGCTGATAGGGTTGCTCAACTCAGTGATTCAGCAAAGTATCGTGAAATCTATAATAGAATTAGTGATCTCGGTTTTCCTGAAATGAAATCACAGAAGGGAAAAAAGGTTCTTATCCATTTAGAAGGAATGAAAAATCAAATGTTGGAATTCGTAAAACCATTAGTGAAATAATACATAGAGTAAGCAAGGCGCGTACCTGTTAAATACAGATCGGTGTCCTCAGATGGTGAACAATGAAGTAACCATTATAAAAAGCCTTGCAAATCGAAGGAGTGGCGGAATTGGTAGACGCTACTTACAGTTAATGGAGGGGTGCTTGTACAGGTACGGATTCAAGAAGTCGGGTAAACACGCCGGGCGTACTCACCCTATAAAGTTTGCATTAATAATAAAACTGTATGTCCTCTTCGGAGTGCCGACTAAGCAAACATAATCCAGTGCAGGTTCGAATCCTGTCTCCTTCACAAAAAATGATTTATGACAATTGAAGAATTATTCGCACTTCGAAACGATAGTGCAGCACCTTTCGATCACATGGAATACACTATCTGGCTGCATAACAAAATTATAGAAAGGATCAACTATGAAATATGGCAAGTTAGAGAGCACAAAAAGGCGATTGATTTAAACGGCTATGTGGTCTGCAACAAAATAATTTCATTACCAGTGCTAAAAAAAATTCAGGTCAATGGCTGTTAAGTGTTCATTCCCTGGCTGTCCAAGATTTTGCGACAAAGAAAAGAAATTCTGTGTAGGTCATTTGTCATATGCAGGAGTGGATCTATCCGATCCTAAACCAAAAGTATTGCCCGCAAAAAGTTCGAAGCGAAAAATTGATGAGAAAGAATATCGTAAAAAGGCAAAAGCATATTTAAAAGCCAAACCGAAATGTGCAGGAAACTTTACAGGCTGCACTAAGGCTGCGACAACTATCCATCATAAAGAAGGCAGAACTGGAGCTAATTACCTGAATGAAAGAACATGGATTGGCTTATGTATGAACTGTCACCAAATAGTTGAATTGAATCCAGCGACAGCAAAAGAGAAAGGATTGTCAGAAACCCGAATCAAATAATCAGTTATGGCATACATCGGACTCGTATCAGAAGTTCAGCGGAAGGAGATAATTGCCGTTCAGATTCAACCCGAAGTACTGGATAGATACAAAAGACTTCAGCGTCCCAGAGATGCTAAATCCATTTCGGATATGTACCAGTTGCCACTGTATAAAATTAAAGATGCATTTGAAACGGGAATAGTGGATGAAGCGACAGAGTATGCCTTAAAGGATTTCTATGATCCACCCCAACGCAGTAAATAATTTTTCCAATATAAAATCAAATCAATGTCCATTACAATCACCAAAGCCAAGATTCTCAAAGATGACAAGGTGGAGATTTCTTTCACCCGCACATCAACCAAGCACAAACCATCCTCCGTCAATGAAGAGCACCGTGACGCACCGCATGAAGACTTTAAGAAGTCCTTTGCTGATCTCGCTGTTCATGCCGCCATCATTGCTGAATTTATTCCTGCAGATGAGATCAGTGACATCAGCGCTCCCGAACACCAGCAGCTGAAAAATTTCACCGTTACTGGAATAACTATTCACGGTGAAGATGAAGGTGTGAATATCACGGCCATGAAAACATTGAAGAATGGCAAGATGATGCTGTTCAATTGTCCCCTGGTCCGTTACGAAGACAACAGTGAGAACGCCTACACATTTACCGATGATCTTGTTGACAAAGTGGAAGCCGCAAAAACAGAGGCGAAGAAATATCTCGACGGAAAATTTGCTGAAGACGCTCAAACCGAAATTCAGTTTCCCGCAGATGAAAAGATCACTCACATGCAGATACTGCCACCAGAGAAACCACTGTTTCCCGGCATACCCAATGCTGATCCTGATGCTATGCAGCGGGTGAAAGCAGAACCCATTAAGAAGGGTGGGAAGAAAAGGGTGAGGCAGACCGCTGAAACACCGAGCGGAATCGTGGAGGAGTGATTGATTGTTGACTGATAATTTAATTCCTGATGAATACGAAACTTACCTACAGTGAGAAGCTGAGAGATCCCCGTTGGCAGCGCCGCAGATTAGAAGTCTTTCAACGAGATTTTTTTACCTGTCAGAATTGCCTTGACAAAAAGTCGACACTTTTCGTTCACCATAAAAAGTATACAGGTAATCCCTGGGATGCGGAGTTGAAAGATTTGGTTACTCTATGCGAACACTGTCACGCTGTTGTAGAATTCTGCAAGACTAATAAAATACCGTTTTATATAGACTGGCTAAATATCAAAGAAATTAACGCCGGCTATGCTTACATAATTTTCATCGGTACGGATAGCTTGGTTTCTTTTTCCATGAATCTAGATACAGGAGTTGTTACACTTGATCTCGTTGCATCAAAAAACACCCTTCGAAAAATAATTCATAATACAATTAGTGTATGGCTTGCAACAGGACATGACCATTTGCTTGTTGATTCCAAAAACCTTATTGAAAATGCCTAAAGATCCAGCGTTTCTATTTTATCCTAACGATTGGCTTGGTGGTACTGTTGGTATGACCAGGCATTTAAAAGGCTGCTATATAGACTTACTTATTGCTCAATTTAATAACGGACCCCTTTCATTAGACACGATAAAAACAGTTTTGGGACAAGACCAGGCCAGTTGGACAGTCCTCTCCAAAAAGTTTAAGCAAACAGCCGAAGGGCTTTGGTCTAATGAAAGATTGGCAACTGAAGTTAATAAACGGGCTGCCTATTCTGAAAGCAGAAGAAACAACAGGAAGGCAAAAACTAAAACATATGATGAATCATATGAAAAAGATATGATACAACATATGGAAGATAGAAATGGTAGTTCTGTATTAGTGCCTTTGAATCAAAATAAAGGCGTTCAAAATTCAGAGGTTCATGAATTCTACAACAACAGGCGTTTCAAAGAACAATTCTGCATGACGAAGAAAATTGAAATGTATCAACTCGAATTGTTACAACAGACGTTTGTTACCGATCTGGAATTGAAGGGTGAACCTATCAGGGATCTACAGCGGCATTTTGTTAATTGGTACAACAAGGCGATGGTAAACGGATATAATCCCATTAGCACCGTAATTACTGAAAAAAAGCAAATGGTTCTCTGATGAAAATGAACTGGGAGAAATACGGCATTGATGTCAGCAAGGTAAGGGGCGGGAAAAGCATTTGTCCGAAGTGCAGTCATACGCGGAAAAACAAGCAGGATAAGTGTTTGAGCGTGGATCTGGAAACCGGATTATTTAATTGTCACAACTGTGAATTCAGAGGATGTGCTGTAGTGATTGAGCGGGAGAAAAAAACGTATGAAAGGCCACAGCCGCGGCTGCAGAAAGTCAGTCAGAAAGTTATTGATTTCTTCGAGAAAGACCGGAAGATCAGCAACAATACCTTGCTTCGATTCAAGATTACAGAAGCCAGGGAGCGGATGCCGCAATTTGAAAAAGAAGTGGACTGCATCTGCTTCAACTATTTCCGGAATGATCAACTGGTGAATATAAAATTCAGGGGCCCGAAGAAATCATTCAAAATGATTTCGAAAGCTGAATTGATTTTTTTCAACATCGATGCGATTAAAGGTGATAAAGAATGTGTGATCTGTGAGGGGGAAATTGATTGCATGAGTTTCCATGAGTCCGGAATCTTCAATGTGGTGTCGGTTCCAAACGGTGCGAGTAAAGGCAGTCAGAAACTTGAATACCTGGATAACTGCTGGGAGTATTTTGAAGGGATGGAAAAGATTGTTTTAGCCGTGGATAATGATGAAGCCGGCATATCACTCCGGGAAGAACTGGCCAGAAGGCTCGGCAAAGAAAAATGTTATCGCGTGGCTTATCCTGAGGGCTGTAAAGACGCTAATGAAGTACTGGTGAAGTTTGGTATTTCCGATGTGAAGTTGCTCTACCATAACGCCAGCGAATGGCCGCTCGAAGGTGTAATGACTGTTGATGAAATGATACCCACTCTTGATGAATGGTACTATGAGGGGTATCCTGTTGGAGACAAAGCTGGCATTGATGGTTTTGATGATTTGCTTTCTTTCAGGCCCGGTCAGTTGACGATCATCACCGGTATTCCCGGCCATGGAAAGGATGAGTTCACCAATTACATTATGGCAAACCTGGCGAAAAAGCATCACTGGAAATTTGCCATGTTTGGGTTTGAAGAAACTACCGAAGAAACCGCCACAAAATTGATGGAAAAAATTGTGGGCAAAAGTTTTGGTTTCAGGAAGGATCCGGCACATAGAATCTCCGTGAAAGAATATCAGAATTCACTTGCCATTATTGATCTGTATTTTTTCATCGTCAATCACGAGGATATTGAAACCGATATTGATTCGATCATTACCCTTGCCATCCAACTGGTGAAGCGTAAAGGCATCAAAGGCTTGTACATCAATCCATGGAATTGGATCGAGCACAACCGTGCGCAAGGCGTGACTGAAACAGAATATGTTAGCCTGGTGCTGACTAAGATAATCAAGTTCGCGAGGCGTTATTCAGTTCATGTTTTTCTCCTGGCACATACAACCAAGATGATGAAAAACACAAAGACTGGAAAGTATGATATACCCACCCTGTACAGCATTTCGGGATCTGCTAATTTTTTCAACAAAACACATAACGGCATTACCATCTATAGGGATTATGCAGCGGACAGTGTTGATGTGTACGTGCAGAAAGTAAAACAGAGCTGGTTGGGAAAGATTGGATTCACATCATTTAGGTTCGATACGATGACAAGGCAATACGTTCCACATGGAACTGAAACACCTTTTCCGGTAGGAATCGGTGAAGGCAAGTTCAGGCCTGTAAAAGATTTATTCACCTCGTTAATGGATGAGCCTGATGAAAACCAAAACTAAAACGAGGCCACTTACAAAAGGTGAAATCACCAAAGCTGCCATTCAGCAGCTGCGGTACATGGGATTTAAGGTGTGGATGGAAAACAACCTTGCCGTAAGGGGACGGAAATTCATCGGGCAGAAAGGCAAGAGTGATATCATCGGTTATCACAGAGGGACGGGTATAGCGATGTTCGCGGAAGTGAAATCTGCAGGTGATAAATTCAGTGATCATCAGATTGAATTTCTAAATGAAGCTGCTGCAGAAGGATGTCTGTGTTTTATCGCGGTTGACGAAAACGGATATCAACTTAAAAAATGGGAATTAAAAATCGAGAGAGTATGATCAATTCAAAAATTCAGTGGACTGATGCGACATGGAATATTGCCAGAGGATGCACTAAAGTGGATGAGGACTGCAAGTTCTGCTACATGTACCGTGACAGTATGAACAGTACCAGGTATGATCCGCTGGAAATAATTAGGACAAAAACTGTTTTCAATTTGCCGCTGACGCTGACTGTTCCATCCAAAATATTCACGTGCTCACTAACCGATTTTTTTCACGAGGCAGTAGACAGCTACAGGAATGAGGCATGGGAAATCATCAGGAAATGTCCGCAACATACCTTCCAGATTCTTACCAAGCGGCCGGAAAGAATTGATGAGCATCTGCCGCCGGATTGGGGAACGGGATGGAAAAATGTATGGCTGGGTACCAGTGTGGGGTCTGATGCCGGGACACAACGTATACGGGACCTGCTTCAAATGAAGGGAAGAGCGAAAGTTCTATTTCTCAGCGCCGAGCCATTACATGGACCACTTGATCTTCAAGAATATTTTTTCCCTTATCGAATGATCAAAAGTGTCAGTGAAGAAAACAGGACAAAATTGATTGACCTTCTTGACTGGGTGATAGTAGGAGGGGAGAGCGGACACGATCAGGGCAAGTACAGATATCGTCCTTGCGAATTGGAATGGATTGAAAATATTGTCAGCGACTGCAAGAAGAATCACATTCCTGTTTTTGTCAAACAGCTCGGTACCCATCTTTCGAAGCAGTTGAAGATGAGCGATCGTCACGGTGGCGATATCAATGAATTTCCAGAGCATTTACGAGTAAGAGAATTTCCTATCACTCACTGAGCAATTGAATAAAAATTTGTAATGAACCATCAACCCATTTTTTTAATCGTGGATTTGTTCTGTGGCGCCGGCGGAACGACAACCGGATTTTCACAGGCGAAACTGGAAGGCAGTGACATAGCCAAAGTAATTGCATGTGTGAATCATGATCATAAAGCCATCACCTCGCATTGGATGAATCATCCTGAAGTCAAACACTTCGAAGAAGATATTCGTACGCTCGATCTTACGGGACTGATCGAAATCGTAAGGCACTACCGCAATATTTATCCCGATGCTTACCTGATCCTATGGGCCAGCTTGGAATGCACTAATTTTTCCAATGCAAAAGGAGGACAGCCAAGAGATGCTGACAGTAGAACACTTGCAGACCATTTGCCCAGGTACGTAAAAGCCATTGAACCCGATTATATACAGATTGAAAATGTTGTGGAGTTCCGGAGCTGGGGACCGCTTGATGAAAAGGGAAAACCAATCAGCAGAAAGAACGGAAGCGACTGGATGAGATGGAGACGCGAAATGTGCGAGCTCGGTTATACCGACCAGTGGACGGAAATGAACAGCGCGAATTATGGAGCATATACTTCACGCAACCGGTTGTTTGGAGTATTTGCCCGGCCATGGCTACCAATCGCTTTTCCTCAGCCAACGCATTCGAAGAAACCGTCTTTTAATGGAATGCATGGTGATCTGCAGAAATGGAAAGCTGTTAAAGACGTGCTGAATTTCAGTGATGAAGGAGAGAGCATTTTTACCCGGAAGAAACCACTCAGTGATAAAACACTGGAAAGAATTTACGCCGGCCTGATTAAATACGTGGCCAAAGGAGATACTGCATTTATCAGCAAGTACTTCAGTGGTCGGCCAAAGGGTAAGGTGAACAGTGTGGAGGATCCGAGTTCAACAATTACAACCTTTGGCAGCAGTACGCTGGTGCAGACAAAAAGGTTTTCGGATCTGTCAGTTGAAGAGCCGGCGGGATCAATAACAACAATTGATCATCACAGTCTCGTGCAAGCAGAATTCCTGGTGAAGTATAACAGCAGAAGTAAAAACGGTGCATACAATCCGCCATCCATTGACGAGCCCTCGCCGGTTATTTCAACTCAGAACCGATTGTACCTGGCGCAAGCTCAGTTTCTCGCCGGCCATTACAGCAGCGGGAAGAATATTTCATCAGTTGAAAGCCCTTGCCCAACACTTTCCACTAAAGACAGATTTCAGTTTATTCAGCCCTTGTTTTTCATCGATAAAACTTACGCAGGAAATCAAAACACTTCGAACATTCAGAGCATTGACAGCCCAGCCGGTACAATTCTTACAAACGACAAACACAGGTTGATTCAATGCGATTCGTTCCTGATGCCAACCAATTACGATAACACGCCGAAATCACTGGATGAACCGTCACCAACCATAACCGCAAACCGGAAGCATCATTACATCGTGAATCCCAGCCATGGCGGTCACAGTACCAGTACAGAAAATCCGTGCCCTGTGATTGTCGCAAGGCAGGATAAGGTGCCATTGTATCTCGTACAGGCAGAATCAGGAAAGGCGGCAATTGCAGTTTTCGAATGTGATTCTGAGGTAATGATCAGGATAAAAGTATTCATGTCATTTTATGGATTGGTTGATATCAAAATGAGAATGCTGAGGGTTTTGGAATTGCTTTCGATTCAGGGATTTCCTCATGGATATAAACTGGATGGGAATCAAACCGATCAGAAAAAATTTATTGGTAACAGTGTGGTGCCGCATGTGGTAAAGGCTTGGTGTGAAGCAATGGCGCTGCGGTTGATTGAAGACAGACAAAAAGTTGCGTGATGCGTGATAAAACAAAATTAATCGTGATCGGCACTGTTTCGCCCTCTGCAATTGCGCGTGTGTTGGAAGCGATGGATAAAGCAAACGAGTTCATTGTTGTGGAAGCCGATCGGACTGAAGAAATTCAGAAACAAACTGAAGAGCTAAAGGATCAGCTGAAACTGATCAAACCACCACCACTTTCGGAGGTCAGTGAATACAAAGCTTTTGATGATCCAAAAAATTATATCAATGGCAAGAAGTTGCCGCGAAAAAAGAAAAGGAAATGACTTGTGCAGATATAGAACTGGTAATTGCGAGGGCATGGGGGTATAGGAAAAACTGTATCGTTCCCAATGTCAGTTGGGGAATGGGATTGCATGAATGCGATTTACTGATTGTCAGCAGCGCAGGATACGCGACTGAGATCGAGATAAAAGTAAGTGCATCAGACCTCAAGAAAGATGCGACTAAATCACATCAGCACCTCAGTACGAAAATCAAGTGTTTGTTTTTTGCCGTACCGGAAAAGTTATTGAAGTATACTGACCTCATCCCGGAAAGAGCGGGTATCATCTGTGTCAGGGAAAGAAAGGAAGTGCCTGGAATGTATTATCAGGAAATCATCAGGCCGGCGCAGGCGAATAAACAGGCCCGGGCTTTTACACAGGCAGAAATGTTGAGGCTGTACAGATTGGGTGCGCTGAGGATCTGGGATTTGAAGCAGAAGGTCCGGACCCTCGCAAAGGAAAACAAATTGATGAGGCAGAGCAAAAGCAGTATATGAAGCTGATTGTGTTAGTTCTTATTGCTGTTGTAATGTCATTTGTAAGTGATCATTACAGTGATAGAAAGAAGCCAGATGAATTACCGAAATGGCAGTGGCCACCAGATGAAAAATACTGGTATCCACATCCGCTAAATCACATTCTTTCCAATACATATTTTGGCCCTAAATGGTATTTGAGACGACCCGACGACACCGCATATTTTAATTTTAAAAGCAGAAAGAAGTGAAATATACAATTACCGAAAATCAGAAGCGACAGTTTAACCTCATGCGGTTAACGCTCCTTAAAATAGCAAGACATTACCAAACTGTTGAACAACTCAAAATCCATTCTAAAAGAGAGTACGGATTGGATTTTGAAGAAGCCCTGGAAATGGCTTATGAGAATCTTCAGAATGATGCTGCACACGCTGTTAAAGGAGTTCAAGAAATAATATAAATATTAATGCCAGCTTCCAATCAACTATTTGACAATCCAACAAGAGGCGCTGATTTCTCACCATGTCGAAAATACCGTTACTCTCTGTGGCGGATATGGGATGAATCATTGCCAGCTGTAATGTTTATCGGACTGAACCCTTCGAAAGCCGATGAAAGTGAAAATGATAATACGATCCGCAGAGTTGTTGGAATGGCAAAGGAGTGGGGTTACGGCGGAGTGTACATGCTGAATTGCTTTCCGTTCATTAGCACGAATCCTGATGATCTGAAAGATTTTGGAAACAGCGAAGAGAATGATCATCACATCAGATATTATGCGCAGATATGTGAGGAAATCATTTTCGCCTGGGGAGCATTTGAAATCGTTAAGGCTTCCGGAAGAGGTGAGGAATTGAAAAAAATGTTTCCAAATGCAAAGGCACTGATCATTAACCGCGACGGTTCGCCCCGGCATCCGCTTTATGTACCAAAATCAGTAACACCAATTAAATTCAGATAAGATGCACACACTTACAAATGAAAATTTTTGGGATAAAATCAAAGCAGACTACCCGGACGCATTTGCTGACTTCTCAAAATGGATAGATGACTATAAAAAGGAAGTAAACTGGGAACTATTATTTCCAACCGGAACAAAATTCCATGACCTGCCTTTCGAATTTCAGAATGGAGTTTTAGCCCGATATGATATCGAAAAGGCGGTTGGACAGACCTATTATATTCCCGGGTATGTCCCCGGATTTGTGAGATTGTTTAATGCGATTCAAATAAGTGCCGAAAAGAGAAAACAAAAACTTAATTAGATAACATGCCAGCTCAATTCAATAAGAACATTCTGCAACCACCAGATGGGATACTGGTTACACTACCAGCCAGATTCTTTGTGGAATATGATCATGCCAAATACCTGGAGGAAATCAAGGAAATGAATACTAATGAGGGAATGATCTGGTATCGAGTAATGAAAAATCTACCGACTCAGGATTTCCTTTACGTGTACACAATTATCGATAATAAAATCCACCACCGGTCCATGTTCGCCGGCTTGATCAGAAACAAGACAATGATTTTTGGAAGACCGGAAGGTGGTCGCAGAACCTTTGAAAATGCCAATGCAGTGATGATGAGCGGACCGATCGTAATGGCGCCGGAAGTAATATCAATGCGTGGTTTCCAGGGATTCAGATACACACACAAATTATTTTAATCATACAAGCTCGGAGAGTTTGGATCGGTTTGAAATTTATTAATTGCATGGAGTACCTGAGGATGAGCGGTGCTTACAAATTTCAGATCCGTTGAATGGTGGTTCAATATCCAGTGTTGATATGGTTTTGGTTGGTCTAAATATAACACGCCGGAAAAGCGGGTTCCATCCTTCAATATTTCGGCTTTACATGTAAACACATATTCAGTTTCGCTAATTGTACATTTTAATCTATGCATAGATAAAACTAAACAAATGCCAGCATATTCATTTCAGGAAAGATTTGTTCCCTGCGTCCAGAAAGGAAGTAAAACACAAACCATCCGGACCCGGCGGAAAAAAGGATTCGCGAAGAAAGGAGATCGTATTTACCTGTATTTCGGCATGCGGACGAAGTGGTGCAAGAAATTAGGAGAAGGACAGTGTTCTGATGTAAAAACAATCATGATTACCAGAGACGGAGTTGTTCAGCTTTATAATGAAAGGCTATCAGATACTGAAATTGATGGCGTTATTAACCGATTAGTTTTTCATGCTCAGCCAGACCAAGTATTAAACCAAGCTGAAGCTAATGCCTTCGCCTGGGCTGATGGATTCCGTCCTGATGGATCAACGGCTGAAAAACCTGGAGGCGCTTACGACCTCATGATCAGATGGTGGAAACAAACCCATTCACTGCCATTTATCGGAGATGTGATTTACTGGAAGCTGGATGGCCGCGACTGGCAGGTAGAACCGGATTATCATTCACCCGAAGTACATAATGAACCCTAAATTTAAACAACATGATAATAGAATATTTCGGAACAAAGCTAGATGTTGCGGGGCATTTTTTCTTCCACCTATCAGGCGATAGTTTTATGCATTCGGACAGAGCCTTTAGCAGAACGCCTTTTGACCCTGAAACGATTAATGATAAGTATGATCCAAATGGTAGTGTGGTTTATATGGAATCTGGAGGTTATTCTATTTGTTCAATCAAAGGCAGCCCCTATGATAAAAGAGGCGGCTGCAAGTCATTATTTTTTACTGACAAAAAAGTATCACATACTGAATGGAAAGACCTGATTTATTCCATTCCGATCGCTAAAAGAATTATTGAACAAATGCCATTTGAGGTAAAGTGGTAATGAACCTTAAACCAACGATATGAACTTAAAAAACTACTCCACTGAAGTGCCGGCCAGCCGAAGCATAGAAAATATTGAAAAGCTTCTCGTCGGTTTCGGGTCCACTAACATCATGAAAGAATACGGGCCTACCGGTAGCGTAGCGGCTATTTCTTTCATCGTCGAAATGGATGGCATGAAACTTCCCTTCCGACTTCCGGCTAAAGTCAAAGAGTGTTATACCTGGCTGAGAAAACAGCGGCCGAAATCTTCAGATAAAATACTCCTGGCCCAGGCTGAGAGAGTGGTTTGGAAACAAATTCATGAATGGGTGCACATGCAGTTGTCAATGATTGAACTCAACCAGGCTGAAAAGCTGGAGATGTTCTTTCCCTTCCTTCACGATATCAAAAAGGGAACGACCTATTACCAGGGCTTGAAAGAAAGTAAGTTTAAACAGTTGCTGCCGGCAGGATAATACAACTACAGAAACAATGACAGCGTGTCCGGATCTGATTCGTAATCATTAATTGCTTTAAGAATCTCAGGACGCACGGCAGTTGAAAATTTAGGGTCTACACTATCGATGTTCAATATGTAATACTCAAATTTTTCAGGGTTGGGTGTCATTACAGTGCCAGAATATTTTGTGGCGTGAATTTCAGGCAAAATTTCAGCCATGCAATAAAGTTCGTATTCTACGCCTGATATCGTGCATTTCATAACATGCATAGAATTAAGGTATAGAATTCCGGAAATATAACAAAAAAGCCTTCAAAAGTAATTTAAGACTCAAGACTCCGGGTAAGCGAGTAAGAAGCTTAATTTCAAGTTTCACCCACTTCCACGGCCAAGATTTTAAGATTCAATGACATTTATGCTATCATGGATGGCTGCCTGTCGTATTCTGGCCTACAATTTATTTATTATTACTACCACTCAATATCTAGTTGTCATTGCAGTACTTTAGCACTTATTATGAGCAAGCTTTATGATTTGACGAAAGAGTGGATGGATTATAATCCTCCGGAAGTCGTTAGAGAGTTGCATGAAATTATGCTGGCTGATGGGTGTGTGCACTTAATGTGTTGGCCATATAAAAATTATTGGTATTGCTTTTCGAAAGAAGAAACTGAGAACACGTTAAAAATTCCAATTAATTCCAATACACGATTTGTGAGAGAAGCGGATCAAATCAATTGGCTGAAAGTTAAAAAAGCTATCAAAGAATGAAAGCATGTGCTGGTTCGACGGTTCAAGTATCAGTTAACCGTTAATGTTTTTTGTTCTCCGTAAATCTTTTTCATTTCCGCCCTGATCAACTTCCCGACTGCCCCGCGATCCATTTTCATCTCCACGCATAACTCCTGCACATCTGTTTGCTCGAATAATAACTTACTCAACATCGGCGTGTGGCAAAACCTTTTCATCCTGAAATTCCCGGGGCAATTATTTTTAAGGAGAACTTCACGTGTGGTTGAGACCAATAAAGTGATGAGTTGGAAAAAGATATCCGCATCGTTAAGCTTCAGTGTTTTATGAAACCTGGCTTTCAGAAATGTAGTTATCAGAATTTCTTCTGCGAATGTTGAATTGTCAGTGATCTCCAGTGCAATATTGTACAAAATCGGACTGAAACGATCGTACATGCGCTCGAAAGAACAATTTTGCTGATCCATAGTCCAGGTCCCTGGAGTAGAAAATATTCAATTCATCAACAATGAATAAAGGTTGGAGGAATATTTTCCTTTGACGTATATTGACAAATGTTGTGCCCCACTATATTGTTTAACTATTGTTTTTTTCCTTTCTCAAAGCTTCAACACACATGTATTAAGTGTTGAACTATTTACCAAGCATCCAAATAATCGGACATATTAATATAAAACGCTTTATTCCTAAACTGCCAGTGAACCCAACTCAGGAAACAACAAAGTTGTGGTCAATACGGAGTAAGCCTTCAAAAACAATTGAGATTCAGTGTAATGGTTTGTTAATCAACGTAGACACCGATGGTCTGTGCATATTATACCCAACTTAAATTCATTTTAATTCCCTCACTTTAATCATTAAATTACAAAAGGCATCTTTATGGAACTGGGTACTTATCTTCGGTTCTATAAAATGGCCATGAAAAGCCAGCCTCATATTATAATCCAAATATGCACTCCGAAAGGTATCATGAAATTTTCGAAAAGGCCAATGATGCCGTTTTCATTATTGACAAAGATTCTGGCGAAATTATATCCGTAAATCATAAGGCAGTTGCAATTACCGGTTACGCGTTTGAAGAACTGATTGATGCACACCCGTTAAATTTCATGTCTTCAAATTCCGCATTTTCAAAGAAAGATTTCAGCGAAAAAGTCCATTCCGCAATTACAGAAGGAAACCCAATATTCGAGTGGCAGCTGCGTAAGAAAGATGGGAACCTGCAGTGGATCACAGTGAACTTGACATTTGCCATGATTTCCGGAATAGAGCGGGTATTATATTTCTTTCATAGAAGCGATGAGCGAAAAAATATTGAGTCTGTCCTTCGAGAATCTGAGGCCAACTATCGTAATTTATTTGAAAATAATCCGGTATCTATTTTTATCTGGAATCCATATGAGCTTAAAATCATCGAAGCCAACCAAACCGCGTTAACGACATATGGATACCCAAAAGAAGAATTTATAAATCTATCAACTCTAAAACTCCGGCCGGAAGAAGATCTTGAACGGTATTATAAATTTTTAGATTTTGCCAGGTCTGAAATAAAGGAGTCCTATGCATCAGGGATTTGGAGACATATTACTAAGTCAGGCGAAATTTTGTTTATGGATATCACTTCGCTTGTCATCAATTATAAAGGAAGTTCGTGTATTCTTTCTGTGGCAATGAATGCAACCGAAAAAGTGTTATTGGAGAAAAAGCTGGAAGAGGAAAGGATAAAAAAACAGTTTGAAATTACTGACGCGGTTATCTCAGCCGAAGAGAGAGAAAGGCAGGAAATAGGCCGAGAGTTGCATGACAATATTAATCAGCTGCTAGCCACTGCGAGCCTTTATTTAAGCATTTACAAAGACAAGATTGATTCAAAAGTTGATTCTACCATAAACGAAACCGACAATCTTATAAATACAGCTATTAATGAAATAAGGTATTTATCTCATTCCATGATTTCCCCCTTTCTGGGCACCATAGGGTTGTTTAATGCCGTAGAAAATTTATGTGAGCGTGTATCTCTGGGTGGAAACTTGAAAATTCAAACGGATATTTCAAATATTCAAGAAGGTTCTCTCCCCGAAAAATTAAAACTAACAGTTTATCGTATAATTCAGGAGCAGTTGAATAATGTAGTGAAGCACGCAAATGCAAAAAGCGCCATAATTAAATTAATTCAGGATTCTGATAAACTGATAATCAGTATAACGGATGATGGTGTTGGATTTGATGCCACTCAGATAATGAATGGTATTGGAATTTTAAATATACATACCCGCGCAGAAATTTTCAATGGAAAAGTTGAGATAATTTCTTCACCAGGAGAGGGGTGTGAATTGAAAGTCACATTTAGTTGAATGAATTGTAAATAAAAACTACAACTTGTTTTTTTTCTGGATTAAACGCTTTGGTTCAAAAAGGTAATGTAGGTACAAGTTTGACAGATTTGTTCTATTTTAAGAATTGGTTTCCCGCGAACATTGAATAAAAAATGGAAGTGTTTCGTAATGTCAAAAAGAGTTCTGTCTTAGGCTTGTTAATTTTTGGACTGTTAATCGGTGGCCAGGTAAATGCGCAGGAAGAGGTTCGTTATCCGAGGATTGCCGGATACGTCGGTATTCTTCATCCATTGGTTACTTTCAGCAAGGATGCGACAACCACTAATTTCGATCGATTCTACTTAGGTGGGCTTCCAACAGGTATTAATATCTGGAAATCCAGCCACATCGGTTTCTCCGCAGAATTCGTCCCGTTTATCAGGGCAGATAGTACCGGAAGTAAAATGAGCAATTTTTTATTTCATCCCGGAGTTCTGGTTGCTCTGGGAAATGGATGGACCTTTGCAGGCCGCGCAGCATTTGAGACCGGGGGCAGATATGGCTTTACGCCGGTGATCAACAAAATCGTGAAGAAAAACAAGCACAGCGGATATTTTGTAGCGATCCCATTCCCTGTGCGTTTTGGGAACAATCAAGCCGCTACATTTACTGTCGGATTTCAATTTGGTCTCTCTTTTTAAATAAAAAAAGCCTTTAAGAAACAATGTAGATCGCTGGTTCGGCGATTACACGGCGTTAAAGGCTTTTTCATTTCCCACGTAACCACTGCCAGTGCGGGTAAGGCACCCAATGGCCCGAGCCTGAAAAGAATTTTTCCGACCGAATCCACGACGTGATGATAAGTCACTCTATGGACCAACGGGAAAGGAATTACACCAACTCCAGCTGAAGTGGAGAGCAAAGGTAGAAGAAATATGTTTCAGCCGCTAGATATTATTTGCTTTCAATACCATGGAATAAAAAATTTGTATCACTATATATTTTTTCAATTGATTTGATAATACCTTTCATTGTCCATACAATTGAAACGTTCTTTTTAAAGTCTGTACCTGTTGTAACTCCGATGATATAGCCCGTTTTAGACGTCTTTATGGAATCTGCGGCATTAATATGAAAGTAGTTGCTGAATATGTAAACCGGAGAGCCTGAAGTACCTCGAGGGTTTCCAGGGGAAATCAGGAAAAAAGAGGAGTCGACTGTATTTACTTCTTTTGCGGCAACTTTTGATTTCAATAACTGTGGAAATGTAGTCACGTTGTATTCAGGAAATCCTACGGTTAAAACTGAGTCGCCAACTCCCGGAATCATATAGCTTTTTGCAGAGATTGTTGGTTTATGTAAATCTACTGCACCACTGTCTGGTATCGAGAATACTATGACGTCGATAGGATTTCCCTTCTCGTCTTTTAATTGATTGACATATCTCTTACGTTTTTCATCTAAAACTAAATTCATGTCTCGTATATGCAATTTTTTATCAAGACCATACCAAATAATTCTGAAAGTATCTATTGGATTTCCTAGTCGTGAATTTTCTTTGAAAAAATCTTGGTTGGCATAACCATGCCATGCAGAAACCAAAAAATGCATACCGCCTAGATAAATAACAAATCCAGTAGAAGTAGACACATCTTTTCCTGCGGACCTCGCTATTATTCTGTAACTATTTAATGCCAAGATGCTATCTGGCTTGAATATAAAAGTTGGAGGAGTTGAATCGGAATTCGTAAAAACAGAAATTTTTGATTTAGTTTGAGTGGGTTTCCGTTTGCCGTCTTGAAATAAATATGTCGCTGAAAGTAAAATAACTAATACGATGTTCCTCATATAAAGAATTTGTTTCAGACTGCTCGAACAGCTAAACGGTTAAAACTCATATTGGTTTTTGAAATGTGGATAACAAGTTAATTTAACCTCTTTGTTACATAGATTAATTCAGAGAGCCAATATAAATATTTATGTCCCTTCCCATTACTTTAATCTCAATTCCTTCCAACGGATTGAGTGTCATTAAAGATCCCTGAATGACATAAAATCCTTTTGACAAGAGGTATTTATGTAATTGAGTAAATAATTTTTGCCCGTTTGAATTTTGGGAAATGGACAAATTGATAGTATCTGAATACGGTACATTTTCACGTTTCAGCTTTAAAATAAAGTTTTCAAATTCATTTTTATCATCTTGAGTTAGCTGACGCTCTACATTAAAGTTATTTTCGACAGTATTATTTGTTCCTCCGATAGTTCCCATGTTTATCCCAGAGTTTTGATTTACTTCATTTTTACCATTCTTATTTTTCTGCACAATAGCGGGTGCGGAAGATTGTTTATTTTCAATTTTTAACGGTTGATTGATACTTTCTTTTTGAACAAATATTGTATCACGTATTGGGCATTCCTTGTTTACTTCATGAGCGCCCCACAGAAAATTTGAATATTGGCCTTTGTAATCCTTTATTACATGTCTGATAAAAAGTGTAAGAAAGGCTATCAAAAATATGACAAGCGTTATATTTAAAATAACTCTGCCGAAGTTCGATTTCTTAATTTCCCTGATGGATTCTGAAACGTCACCCATATCACGATTTTGTGCAATCTTACAAACAGTTTTTACATTTTGTATTTGTCATTTATACACAGCCTGTGGGAATGTTACACCAGGATTAGGTTAGTAATCCAATCCCAGTAAGGTTTTCAGGTAATTAGTTAAAGAAAAGAAAACACCAGCTGAATAACTTGGACGCTGCAGAAGAAGCGCTCATATTAGCCTTGTATTCAACACGTAGCTAATATGACTTCAGAACAAATACTCAGCAGCTCATTCTCCAAAGCAGAAAAAGCCAGAAAACTTTATGACCTCGGTTTTACCCGCCATCAGGTAGCAGATCTGATCTGTGGTGGCAATTATGGATGGGCCCATAACATTTACAAAAAGCATTTCGGCGTGGAGTCACGGACCCGATCTATCGCTGATCTGTTCAACCATAAATTCGGGATCGAAATTGAAGCTTTCAATGTGGGAATGAGCCAGCTGGCAACCGCCCTCCGGGCTGCCGGAATCAATGTTGAGGTAGAAAACTATAACCATACCAATCGTAACCACTGGAAAATAGTCACTGACGGTTCAATACAGGGTGAACGCGCGTTTGAGCTGGTAAGTCCGGTACTGAAAGGCGAAGCCGGGATTGCTCAGGTTAAAAAGGTTTGTGACGTGTTGGAATCAATTGGAGCCAAAGTAAATAAGTCATGCGGAATGCATGTTCACTTCGATGCCAGACAGATGCAGATCAACGACTGGAGAAACCTTTATAAAAACTACATCATTTTGGAAAACGAGATCGATGCCATAATGCCAGCCAGCAGGAGAGGAAATGTGAACACATATTGCAAAAGCCTGCTGAATCCATTCCAGAACAGGGATGCTGCTTTCCGGGTATTGGATAATTGCCAGACCGTTGACAACATTGCATGTGCCATGGGAAGGAGCAGGTATTTCAAAGTGAATGCTGAAAGTTTCATGAGACATGGTACAGTCGAATTCCGTCAGCATGCCGGTACCGTGGAGTTTAATAAAATCAGTAACTGGATCCGCATCTGTGGAATGCTGATCACTAAATCCAAAACCGATCTGGTTGATTCGCTCACTCAGGTTCTTCCAGAAACCCTGATTAATTATGTCAGTGAAAGGAAACGTAAATTAGCAGCATGATAAAATACCGATTCAAACATACCGGCGAAATTGTCGAGGTGGCCAGCTCTGAGGAGCTGGTTATCCACATGAACAATACTGCCACCTATTCTAGCCATAACCCCCGGGCATATATGTTGGATTACAGCAAGCGATCGGTATTGCAGAGGAATGTTGATATCCGGGCGACAGATTATGATTCTTTTGTTCAGGACTTGATTGAAGTTGGAGATATAACAATTGATCAATTTAGTTGACATTCGGACAGTTTTTTGAAAATATTTCAATTTTTATGTAATATTTTCTACATTTAAAGGACTAACCTATTTTCAATGGCTCCTTTTATAGCGAGAATTATCTCCTTTTTTCTCATTCCCGGTCTTTTGATTTCTTATGGTTCCAATAAAATTCCAATCCCTATTATTGATAACCTTTTCAAAGAAGATGTAACTCGCGATAGCGCGAAATGGTTTTTTTTTATTGCAGGAACAATTTTAGCAGTAGTAATAGTGCCTACAATCAAAGAGTTAGACAGTAGGAGATTAAAGGGTTATTTGGAATCAAATAAAACGCTACTTGAAAGTTTTCGGAAATCAGTGAGTTCCGAGTTAGCAAGACATCTATTAACCAGACAGCAGGTAAAAGATAGAACCGATTTGAAGTTAAATATTAGGATTTTTTTACCCAGGAAGAGAAGTTCTTTCCAACCAATCAGAAATTTTGGCAAAAAATACTTTGTAGTAAAAGATTACCCAGGTTTAAACGTTAGAAGTATAGATAAAATTCAATTTCTTGTTTTTCCGGATAACATGAAGCAGGGGTTGGTTGGTCAAGTTTACAGCGAAAAGAATGTTAAATTCGACTTCAACGTTAATCAAAATCAGTCGACAAATGTCTATAATCTTACGCCCAATCAATTAAATGTTACTCACTACTGCAAATTCGCTATCGCGGCACCAATATTTAAACCAATGAGTGAAAACGAAATTGAAGCTATTGTTTGTTTTGATAGTGAAGTGGGAGTTTCGCAACCCACTAATGATGATTGGCAGGCAGAAATTAGAAAATCATGTAAAATCATACATCAAATTCACAAATCACTAAAATGATACATATGTCAAACGGGACAATAGATAATGTTAAAACACCAGATGCTGTCGATAAGATTTCAGTTTTAGATGTCATTCTTAAAGCACTAGCTACTCAAGATAAAGCTTCAGATAAGAGTGCTGAATTAAAAGTCTATGACGAAATGCGTTTTATTGATGTTAATAAAGAAATTCATTCCGTTCGTAATTCTTATTCGAATAGTCACAGTTCTAAACAGAAATCTTCACATACTCGGTTAAGCAAAAAAAGATAACCCTATAGGTCTGAGATGTGGTTAGTACTTCGTAATTAAAAAAACATTAATTTTCGCTGGTAATTAATTTAATTACATTTGATGTGTCAACATATGTCATTTTTCTATGGTTACGACACATCCCAAGCCCACACTGGAGTCACGCGTTTTAAAAACAGAACATCTTAACTGGCGTGCATTTCATTTTATTCAGCAGGAAGAGTTTAAAGATTTAAGTGAAGAGGCCCACACAAAGCTCAGAGCCTCAATTCTCGCCAATAATTTCACACAACCTTTTTACGTCTGGGAGAAGGCTGACACGAGTCAGATTTTCTGTTTGGATGGCAAACACAGGATCAGAGTGCTGGAGGAATTGTCAGAGCAGGGATATGACATCCCTGACACATTACCGGCCACTTTCATCTATTGTAAGGATGAAAAGGAAGCTGCTCGCCTGGTATTGATATACTCGAGTATCTATGCAAAGATTACTCAGCAAGGCCTTTTCGACTTCATCCAGATGTACCAGTTGGATTATTCAGAAATGAAGGATCAGCTGGACTTGCCAGATTTCAGCAATGACAGGTACGAACAGAAGTTCGATGTATTCCAGGTCAGGGAAGATCACGACGAGTACGAGGTGGAAGAAGAAACCGGCGAAATCAAAGTGCAGCCAGGTGATGTATTCCAGCTCGGACCACATCGGATTATCTGTGGAAGTTTTCTTGACCCCGGTGTCCAGGATCAGCTAATGGAAGGGAAGAAGGCCCGGATATTGATTTGCGATCCGCCTTACAATTTACCTGCAAATTTCTTTACCAATAAAGATGAGAAGCGTCATGACGATTTCGCGATGGGAGCGGGTGAAATGAGTGATGAAGAATTCGTGACTTTCCTGGAGGCGATCATGAAGGGTGGTGTAGATCATACCGTGGAAGGTGGCATTCATTACGTGTTTATGGATTGGCGCCATGTCTGGCACATGACGGAAGCGGGTAGGCGTGTTTATGGTTCAGTTATTCCGAAGCAACTGTGCGTCTGGAAAAAGGACAATATGGCCAATGGGAGCTTCTACAGGGCTCAGCAGGAGCTATGCTTTGTATTTGCTTCAGCTGCTGCTAAAAACCTCTGGAATCGCGACCTATTGGATGAAGGCGGGTTTTATAAAGAAAACGAGGAGCTGGTTTTCATTTTTAAGAACGGAGAAAGTGCCAAACACCTGAGTCATCTCGATATGGCCGACAGGATCCGAACCAATGTTTGGAACTATCCCAGTGCTGTCAGCATTAAGAATCCCGACCGGTACCTGATCAAAGATCATCCAACGCCAAAGCCAGTGGCCATGATTGCAGATGCGATCCTGGATACAACGAATCTTGGAGAAGGTGTAATTGACTGGTTTTTAGGCAGTGGAACGGCTTTGATTGCGGCTGAGAAGACCGGAAGGGTTTGTTATGCCACCGAGATAAAACCGCAGTACGTACAATCGATTATTAAGCGTTACGTTTTGTTCTGTACCAAGAACAACAAACCCGTTGATTTCCAGCATATCAACGGCAGCTTAACCCTTAATGATTTTCGGAATGAGTCAAATATCGCAGGAGGAAAAATTTAAAGCAATGGTAGAAGCTGCACAGCAATTGAACGGCATGATTCAGAAACGGTTGAGCAATAGGATAGAGGCATTGAATGCCCTGTCCGGATCACCAATGGATAACGTTCCGGATGAAGTAAAAAAGATGCGGGAGATTGAAGCCAGTAAAATTCGGGCGGTGATGGAAGAGCAGAAAGATTTGATCGAAATTATTAAAATGATTTTTCCCGGTTCGTGATGAGCAGCGGTATCAATAAAAGCAAAAGTGATAAACTCGAAAAGGAGAAACGCATCCGCATCGTGCAGGAGTGGATACTTCAGGATTTTATCACTACCGATATCGTTAATCAATGTGTGAACAAATGGGGAGTGAGTGATCGTCAGGCCATGCGGTATCTGTCATCTGCTAATGAAGCTTTTGCCAAAATCACTGAAAAGAAACTGGAGAGCCGACTCAATTACCACATCCAACGCAGGAATAAATTGCTTCGTGACCTCGACCCGGGTGATCGCAAAACACCTGCAGGAATAAATTGTCAACTGAATATCCTTCAGGACATTGCCAAGCTCGAAAAACTATACACATTGAAAGTGGAGCACTCCGGCCAGAACGGTGGCGCGATTGTTACCGACACAACTCACCGCGTGATCTTCGAAGATTATGCCACTGGATAATGCCAATTTTCGTTTCAATAAAATTTACAAGCCTGTATTCACTACAAAGGCCAGGTATATCCTGATCTGGGGTGGCCGTGCCCGTGGTGGATCTCATTTTGGTACTGATTATTTCCTTTACAAAATGACGCAACCGGAATATTTCCGTGGCGCCATCATGCGAAGCGTGTATGGAGATATCCGTGGCTCACTCTGGCAGGACTGGAAGGATAGGCTGGAGAACTCGTCTTTCGATGAACGAGATTTCGATGTGCAGGAATCGCGGATGTCTGCCAACTATCATAAAACCAGCAACGGGTTTATAGCCAAAGGGTTTAAGAAGTCATCCAGCAAAGCCAGTGCGAAACTCAAATCGCTGGCCGGCATGACACACATTATGATTGAAGAAGCAGAGGAGGTAAATGAAGATGATTTCGATAAACTTGATGACTCCATTCGTACCAACAAAATAAAAGACATTCAAATCATTCTCCTTTTCAATCCGCCGGGCAAAAACCACTGGCTGATGAAAAGGTTTTTCAATCTGTACGAGTGGGACCCCGAAGCCAATGGAGACTTTAACCCGGATGCAAAAGGTTATTACTATGCTGAACCGAAAAACAATCCGGATGTCCTCTGCATTCACAGCACTTATCAGGACAATATCAGAAACCTAAATGAAAAGACGATTTTCAAATACCAGAATTATGGCAGGGTTGATTCTTCATTCTATAACGCTGAAAAGTATTATGTTGATGTGAAGGGACTCGTTCCGGAAGGTGTGCGTGGACGTATCTACAAGGGCTGGAAAGCTATCACAAGTGCATTCTTTTACTCATTGCCTTACGAGTCTTTTTATGGTCTGGATTTCGGTTACAGCGATGATCCTGTGGCATTGGTTGAACTCAAGTCTCACAACAACCGGAACTTCTGGAAGGAAAGAGTTTATGAGCCTGGCTTAACCAATCCTGCTCTGGCTGCTAAAATGCGAGCCATCGGTGTGAACCCACGTTCACCAATCTATGCGGATCCTGCTGAGCCAAAAAGTATTCAGGAGTTAAAGGATCTCGGATTCAATGTAATTCCTGCAGAGAAAGGGCCGGATTCTGTTCTGTTCGGTATCAAACAGATCAAGGCCATGGAAAATTACTACACGGAAGATTCGAAGAACCTGGAGCATGAAAACCAGGAATACAAATGGCAGCTCGATGGAAATAAAGAACCAACAAACACACCGGTTGACAAACACAATCACATTAAAGACGGGGGCCGCTATGGCATCACCACCCACCGCCAGATGAAGCGGAAGCGGAAAGTTATAATTGGGAAGCCTGGAGGAGAGGAGAAGGTCAATAAGCTTGACTGGGTGTGATTGTATTATTTCTTGATTTCATTTTGCGAATCCAAATCATTTAATCCGATCATCTCTTTTATCCGAATTTTGCCGGTTTCTCCTAAAATAACCAGCTCCCCACCGCCATCACGAACCAGATTTCCTCTTGCAGAAGATATTGCTTTTATTTGCGAGATATAATATCCAGTCGGATAACGATCAGCATTTTTTTTGTCTGCCCACTTGCCATCCATTGAAAGATACACCGTACGATTATTACTTTTCATAGAAAGTGATTGGATTGATTTGTCGAAATTATATATTTTGACAAAGAATTATATAGGTGTTTTCACGGATGGCACATCCTTAAATAGATTAATATAAAATTCAGCCTGAATCCGGGAATTAACTAATATCATAAAACTTAAAATCCCGGCCATTCTGACCGGGATTCTCCCTTAATTTAACCCAATACGACCTTAAGCGCCTAAACAGTCGGCGTCTCTGATCCGGTTACTTTTCTTTGATTCTTTAATACTTCGTCCATTGCCTGGAGGGGCATTGGCCACCGGTGAATAGAGGCGGCTTTCTGCTTTTACATTCTCATCAGCCGTGAAGTACTCAGGTACTAACGGGGTGGGAGCAACGATTTCGAAAGCTGCGGTGTTTTCCACTACAGCAATTTCAACTACCGATTTTTTACCCAATTCCGTCTTTACCTCTGACTTTTCAGGAGGGGAGAATGCATGGCTAATGGACAGGCTGAATCCAATCAATAGCGCCAAGGCGAAGATTTTTTTCATCTGTTTCATTTTAGGTGAATAATTCAATGTGTACTAAAAGTAATTGAAAATATAATAAAGTAATTGTATTAAATTATACATTTACGGAAATTATTTTACAATGTCACGCGAAACCGATATCAAACAGGCAGCAGACCTGCTTGTGGAAACCAAAGAGGAAGTACTTGTAATCCTCAGCGGCGATGAACATTCGTCTCTGTCCCTGGCAGTAGGTCCACAGCTGCAGGCCATCATCAACAGGCTGTACTTTATGAGTGGTTTTACTCCTGAAGTGATTACGGCACCGGTGGATCAGTTCCCACCAATTACCAACTTCATGGGTGAAGAAATCAAGTTGAAGAAAATCCTAACAGTTGAGGACAGCAATCCTACTGATGTGGAGAGGAGTATTTTCCTTTCTAAGGTGGAGAATCTCTACGTTGAGATTGTTTCATTGGCGCCTGATGGTATCCTGAACGCTTATACTCTTCCGGAAGATGTGTTGGTTTTGCGTGGTGTGGCGAAGAAAGCCGGCGTTGAAGGGTACGATGAGAAGGAGATCAACCTGGCATTTATCGAAGCGATTGCTACTGCTATTCATGACAAAGAAAATGAAGATGCAGAACAGAAACGCATTGATACGGAGCTTGCCGGTCTGGAAAAGAAGACTGAAGGACTAAAACAAACCGAAAGTGGCGCTGATCCTGACAAACAAAGTGAGCAGGCCGTGGATGAAAAATTCTTTAAACACACCATAACAACCGAAGACATTGAAAACAATCCGGAACTGATCGCACAAGGTATAAAGGTCGGCGACGTGGTTGATGTTCCTGTTGACGAGGATGAAGATGACGCGGACCAGGAAATAGATGTTACTGAAGGGATTAAAGATGTTACTGCAGAAAGTTCAGCAGCTGATGAGCCTAAGGATACTACTAATAAACGCCCAAAAGGAGGCCGTAAATAATGCGGATCCTGCTTAACGATAAAGAGGTTGTCATTCCTTCCAGCTTAACTGAGATCACGCTTGGTCAACGCATTGATTTTTACAATCAGTATGGCAAGGAGCTGGAGGAAATGGCAACCAGTATTATCGCAATGCCTGATGATGTCGATAAGGAACTGGAGATAGCAGAATTCCAGATGGAAAAGATGTTCAGGACCTTTGCATTCTTTGCCGGTAGTACTCCTGAAGCCTTAAAGGAATCTCAGTTCATCGATGATATCGCCACTATCTATTACTCCTCCCTGGCTGTCTTATTGGATGAAGAACAGAAGGTTGAACTCAAATCGACCTACACATGGAATGGTGAAGAGTGGCACCTGCATGCACCGGAATTAAAGAATGGCAGCAGGATGTCATTCGGCGAATTTATCGACGCCAAGCAGATGATAAAGGATATGAGCGATATGGGTAATGGAAGGTGGGAGGCGATGTTAAGGCTATGCGCGATTTATATCCGGAAGAAAGGAGAGAAGTACGAAGAGAGTTTTCTATATGAAGACAGTGAGCGGCTGAAGCTCATGCGATCGCTACCTATGGACATTGCAATGGCCGTGGGTTTTTTTTTAACCTGTTCAGTGAATATCTCAATCAATATTTTGAAATCTTCCAGCCCAGCAGAGTTAAGGGATCGGGTAAGTTCAGTAAACAGCATTATGAAAAGTATGGCTGGCTGAATTTTCTGAAATCGATCGCGCAGACAAAAGTTTTTGATATCGCAGGCAATGGGAAGAACAGTATTGATAATGCAAGGGATGCGATGTTGTTTGATGTTTTGATTTATGCTGGTGAGGATAAGAGTTTAAACGAAAGTCAATATCTGGACCATGAAATTGAAATGGCTAAACAAAAATCCAAGTCGAAAAAATGAATACGCTCCTTGAACATATCATGAGCATTATCAAAAATTTCAATAAAGGTAGGCTGGAAGACTATCCTGATCCTTCAGCCCCGTCCGGTCTCGGCACTCCACTCACTCAGCCCGAAATTGATTTTGTAAAAAAATTAAAAAAGGAAGTTGAGGAGCGATTTGATCCTGGCACTTAAACCAACCAATATATGAAAGCAATAACTATCACAATTTTATTTGCATGCCTTCTTTCATGTTGCTCAAAAAAGAATCAGCCCATTACTGAAGATGCTACTGCAAGCGGAGTAACCAAGGGATTTTATATGGAGCCCAAATTTGTCGGAACCCAATCATTCAGCATTCCAATTGATACTTTGCCTAGTGGCTTTAATACAACCATCGGAACTGGGATAGGAACATCATTTCTGATTGAGTTAGATAGTAATTCACGACATACCGGTTTATTTAGTACTTCATTGAGACTTTCTTCTCCTTTTCGACCTACAATAGTCAAGGAAGGCGACTTTTACTCGGTAGATGTTGAAATAACAGATATTAATAATCAGCCTCAATATGGAAAGAATACGATGATCCAATTGTCGCCAACCTTTAAAGATTCTGCCCATGCAGAAGAATTTGCAACAGCTGTTGAACTGGCACTAACTGGATTTTTCGCCGAGATAAATCATTCCCTTTATCGTCAGCCGACAAAAAATCAACTGCAATATGATTAACTACTTTTTCCTTTTCATTTTCAGCTACATCATCAGCAGATTTCTGTATGACAACTTTACAACGATTGCTAATAGAGTGCTGAGGCATTTCGGTTACTTCTTTAATTATAGATGCGATGGTAATGTGTGGCTAATGAAAGGGAACTATAAAGTCTACAAAGAGCTTTTCATTGTGTGGCCGAAATGGTTAAGTTTTTAAACCAACTATTATATGCAAAACAAAAAGCCTGAAATGGTAAAACCGAATTTGAACATCATTGAAAAGATGAACGCCGCTTTTACGGATGAGTTGATCACGAGGCCCTTTCCCGTTGAAAGATTATCACCCACGTGGATAATGGAAGCATTGAAAGCATTGAGTATCGCTTCTCCTTACAGTATGGGCATCAGCGCCCAGGAAATGAGAAAGCTGCATGCATTATCGCAAAGTGATCTGGCTGTTCCACCGATCACCTATTTCCAGTTCGCCATGCTCAGCAATAACCTGGAGCAAAGAAGCGCCTGGGAGCTGGGATTGGATATGGAATATTATCTGGACCTGATGGACGAAGCAGCAACTCATGTTGATTTCTTCCGGGAACAGCATGCACTTATAAAGAAAGAGGTCGAATTGAGAGTGGCCAATGAAGAGGCGGGTAAAAATATAAATCTCAAAGCTATTACAGCTGAAGCGTGAGAAGCTACCAATACATAGAAGACCTTTTCAGAAATGTGCTGAAGCAATCAATTGCCATTGGTGGCCGGTTTCATGTTGCGCCAAAAGGCGGATTGGAAATCAACAGCGATGAAGTCAATGAAGTACTGGTTGATTTGCTCGCCAGGGTAGCCGGACAGAAGTATCCTTTAGTACTGATAATGGCGCCGCGGTCAATGGGAAATTATACTGATAAGCTTGGCGAGTGGGATAAGTATCGCATTGTCCTTTTCTTCCTGCAAACGACTTACTATGATAGTGCGAATCAGGTGAGGGCGATCAATGTCAATACCAGAACGTCCACTCACACAATCTTACAGGATTGGCATGATATGAAAAGGGCAGGAGTAAATTTCCTCAAAGTGTTGAAGCAGGTGATGCTCAACAATGGTTTGAACAATTCCGTTTTCAGACTCGAGCAGGAGAATAAATATTTTGATCCTGTTTCAATGGTAGGTACAGATAGGGCCAGCGGAGTGAAGCTGGAATTCAACGTCTCTCTTTTCCTTGGGTGCATTGTTGAGGATTATACTCCGGAAGGAATTGCTGCGATTGCATTACCTGTTGAGGATTCACATCCTGAACACAAATTGTAAATGATGATTGAGATAAAACCACAAAGAGTCGGCCTTGTAAGTACTGATGTTTTCACTGATCATGAAAAGGAAATGATCGAGAAAGTGAAAAACATATCTGAAGAGGAAGAACAGAGTGCACTCCGGATGGGAGTTTCTGTTGAACGTTTGAGAGAATTCCGGGCGTATGTAAAAAAGCTAAAGACCAAACATCCGCAAATGAAGCCTGACCGGGTGGCCAGGAAAGCAGCTGAATATTTTAAAATAAAATTGACATGACTGCAAAGCAGATCGCTCAACTTATCCCTGCAGAATACCGAAAAGAAATCCTCGATACTAACGTGATCGGAAGCGCACAACCCGTCACCGGTGATCCGTCAATGACCTACCTGGGTGTGATATGGAAAAACTACGTCGCACCTGATGAGAAGTTGGATTGTGCATTGTGCCTGGAGAGGATCCTTGGCAATTTTAAAAATTTGTTACCCGATATCGTTGCTCTGGAAAAGGATCGCCAGTTACTTGAAAGCGTATGACCACAGTTAAAGACATATATGGAGTTGCAGAGAAGTTTATCAACAAATTTCTTCGTGAGGAAAGTGCTGATCAGGGGCATACTTTGACTGGCGCCATGGAAGATAGTTTTGATTTTACCAGCTATCGGGAAGGCAAAGCAGATGTAATGGAAGGTTTTGCTGTTCATTATACCAAATATGTGAATGATGGTGTGCCGGCTGCCAGCGCTTCAATGAAACAGTTTCCTTTTGTAAAAGAATTCTTCATTAAACGGGGGCTTGGAACTGACGAGGCCGGAGCTGCAGCCGCTGCAACAATTCGGGTATGGATGAAGGAAGGCATGAGTACTCAGGCTTCCAAACGATTTTCAAAAACCGGGGCAAGGCAGCGAATGGTTGAGAATGCATTTGCAGGAAATGAAAGTAAGCTGGATGAATTCATGGGTAACAACTTTGATTTTGCTGTGGAAGAAAATTTTCAAAAAGAAAAATCTGAAACCATTTAAATGCCAATCGTTTCTATCATAACGCAACCGTCTGCAAATGCCTTAAAGGCTGCTTATCGTCCAATTGTGTTTGTAGTAAGGGCGACCCGGACAGACGCACAGCCAAAACCTCCGGTGGTTTTCTGTGATGTGTATATCAACAACGTGTTTTATAAGTCACAGCCGAAAAGCATGTACAGCAAACTGAACGTAAGTAATTCAGACTGGACATTCGACGTGAGTGACAGCATACAGGAGGCATTGAGGGCTATTCCTGCAGCATACGCTGGAGCTTCAGTATCGGAAGCGGCACTTGCTTCATGCAAAGTGTTTTGCCGGTTCAGGAGCTCCGGATTTGATAGCAATGGATTTACAACTTCGGAAGGAACTGCTCCCATACAGCGTACAAGTTCCTCCGCACCAACTTCTGGAACCGGTACAGAATCCAATTCTTTCTATGTGGTGAATTCAACCTTAAAACATACTGATATTCAGGATCTGGGAGTGTACTTGGACAGATTAAAAACGGGCACCTGGAAGCCTGATGTATTTCCAATAACGGCAAGGCCTGCAAAGTATTTTATTGGCAGGGAGTCAAATGATTTCTTCCGAATTTTTGATAAGAATAAAAGCTGTTATGCTGCGCTAACGATTCATTATCGTTCCATCGGCCAAAGTGGATTCCAATCTAAAACAGCTGATTTGCCGCAGCCGAGCTGTACTTCTGCAATTACCGATATCAATATTTCCCAGATGGGAAGTACGATGATGTTCGGCTGGACGTATTCCGGTTCTCCGGAGGCATTTAAATATCGGATCAACACCGGGCCATGGTTAACCACAAATGCAACCTCTGTTACAAATGGTTCGCTGGATCCTGGTACATACAATTTCGAAGTTGTTCCATTCTGTAATTGCACAGAAGGTACGGGCTTATCTCAGGAGTTTACTGTGGTTGATGTCGGATCATTATGTGGTGCGATCATCACGGCCGTTACCGGTGTTCAGAGTTCGCCTGGTAACATAACATTTAACTGGACCAATTCCGGAAGTCCTGTAAGCTATAATTACCGCATCGATGGCGGTTCCTGGATCAATACCACTTCGAAGCCATTACCCGTACATGGTCTGACTTCTGGAGCACATACTATTGAGATTGTACCGAAATGTTCGAATGGAAGCCTCGGTACCGGTTCTGGAGGTGAGTTCTTTTCTTCAGATACTGCAGCTTATTCTGTTACTGAATTTAATTCGGCTAATGGCAATCACAAAATTCAAAGGTCATTCGATGACTTTAAAACTGCCATTCATTACCGGATTTTCTGTAGTGCAACACTTTCTCACCAGGGACCATTTACCGCGACGTTCGCATCTGGCGATTTAATCAGCCCACTTGTTTCCGGTACCGGTCCACATTGTGCTACTGCTTTGTCTGATGTAACATTCACACCTTAAAAAATTTGTATGCCTGCATTCGATATACCTAATGGACCACTCAATTTGCAATCACTGTTTCCAACTTTGAAGTTCAGGGATATCGAAGAGTATTATGTGGAGTTGAAGAACAATGCTGATGAAGCCGTGGCCACAACAACCAGGAATTTTATTGTCAACTCCTGCGATGATGAATCAATGGTGATCTTCTTTCTCAATGCCAGTGGTGGAATTGATTCAGTGCCGGCATGCAGGAAGAAAGTTGATAATGAAGTGAAGTCCGATCGTTATGAAAAACCATTAAGCGAACCGCATGATGTCACCAGTGGAGGATCGCGGAAGAGAAATATTGCCTCAGAAGATAAATTGTTGCTGGTTGTTACTGATTACGAAGAAAAACAAGCGGATTGGTTGAAAGAATTATTTCGTTCACCACTGCACTGGATTGGAATGGCAGGCAATTATGTTCCGGTTGTATTGGAGGACGGTGTTTTCCCTGTTGTGAAGGAAGAAGAAGGATATAATTATCACATTGATTTGGAATTCACTTTTGCAAATGCTGATCAAACACAGCGAACCTGATGAAGAAAGCACTCATACATATCAATGATCAGTTAATTGAACTTACGGAGGCAGACCAACTGCCTTTTAGTATTAAATACAGCCTCGAAGACATTGAGGATTTCGAAAAGAAAAAAGGTGCAGAATCTTTTAACATTGAAATACCGGCATCACTTCTCAATGCTGCAGTGGCTAATTCATTTCATAATGTCAGCATACAGGATTTAACTGTGGGGAAGGTTTTTAGAAGTGTGGGGAGCTGCTGTGTCGAAATCAATGGGTATGAACTTTTAGTCGGAAAGGCTTTTTTAAAAAGTGCGAAGCATAAACGCAATCCTACCACCTACAATTTTGACCTTTTTGGTGATAATGCGGATTGGGTTGTTGATTTAAAAGAGACAACCCTTTTTGATTTGGTCCAGCACATCAATTTTCAGTTTACGAAAGCTCACATAATTTCTACATGGACTTTTGATGGTACCAGTGAAAACGTTCCATATGTTTTTGCACCGGTGCGGTACCGGGAAGCGATGGCTGATGGTGATACGAATATGATACCGAGTTACATGCGGCCATCGCTTTCTCCCTATTGGATTATTTATTGGGGGTTCAAAAGTATTGGCTATAAAATCAATACAGAGTTTTTAGATACCTCATATTTCAGAAGAAAAGTAATGCCCTGGACATGGGGTAATTTTCTTTACTCTGAAGGAACGCGGCAGGATAATGTTGCATTCCTGGCAAAATCAAGTGAAAAGTATGTAGAGTATGATGACTTCACAGGATATGCCGACTTACTCGTTACAAATGATAGTACTGAGGGGGCATTTGACAACAACGATTCGTACGCTTGGGATGCAACGAATAAAGAAATGGAATGGACATATCTCCCGGCATTTAACTATGGTAATCTTGATGTGACTTTAAGCATAAAATTAGATGTTGACTCCTATCGCACTGGTAATTCACATGTCTTTATTTACTTGCGTTGGTTTAAAAACGGTACCCAGATTCAGGAAGATATGATCTGGGAAAGTGATGGAGATTTATTCAGTGGAAGAAGGGAATTTACTGCTATCGTAGAAAAATTTTGCACAGCCAATGTAGATGCGAATGATGTAGTTAGTGCTAAAGTGTATGTTGACAAAAATGAGACTACTATCAGTAGTGCAGCTGTATCAATGGAAGTGTTGGAATTCAAATTTGAATATTTCCGCATCCCGATTGGTGGCACTATCGATTTCAAAAGCTTTGCCGCATTCAAAAAGTATAAATTTCTCGACTTTCTTCGCGGCATAACAGATGATTTTAATCTTGCATTCTCTACCAACACCATCACAAAGGAAGTGATTATCGAGCCGCTTCATCCGTATTCACTCAATAATAATCTGGCAATTAAAACGGGTGGATTCATAAAGGAAAACTATGTTGATTGGAGCGATAAGCAGGATCTGAGTAAGGAGTCAGAAGTTATTCTATTTAGTGATGGAGAACGGGAGATGATTTTCGCAATGAAAGATGATTCGAATGATGGTGGAATGAAAGTTATTCAGGACAGATACAGTGTACAGCTGGCCAGAGGGAAATATTTATTACCATCCCGGTTCAAGTCTGGTAAAAACGAAAAAGAGAATCGATTCTTTGCGCCGGTTATGCATTATAACGTTGATCAATGGAAGGATATCACTGGTGTGGCGCCACAAATGATTGCAATGATCCCGGAAAACATTTCCAATACCTCAAAACAGGAAGCTGAAAGTACATTTATTCCCAGACTTGCACACTATAAAGGGTTTGATTATACTTCCGGATGGCGCTTCGATGGTGATGAACTTGACAGTTTCCCTTTCATGTTTGCCGTCAATTACAAACCTGGAGGTCAGAATGATCCCATTATTTCTTATGGTGATGAGAAAATTGGCAACCCTACCGATGGTTTTGTAATTGGCAAAGGTTTATTAAAGCGATTTTTCTGGCAGCGCATGGCCATCATGCGGAACGGCCAGTATTACAAAACATATTTCAGATTAAATCAAATCGATGCCACCAGCCAGCATCGTGAATTCAAAGTATTGAATGGAAACAAGTTTGAATTGGTAAGTCTTGAATACCGGCCGCTGGAAGATGACAGCAGTGATGTGTTTATGCGGAAATGGGAGCCAATAAATACTGACGATCAAAACAATACTTACCCCTCGGCCACTATGCTGATGGATGGAAGTAACTCAACTGATGGGGATGATATTAAATACAATCCACTAATTCTATTAACCTCTGATATTCCAACGTAATGGCAAACGGTCAAGTTCACAAGATTTATAAATTATCTACTCTTGGCTATAATGAGCTCAATAAAGAGTTGGAAAATGTCCAGAAGAAGTTTGAAGCCATCAAAAAGGCTAAGCTTTCTGCACAGGGCAATCTATTCACTGCAGCTGATCAGGCTTCTGTAAAAAAGTATGCCGATGAACTTGGACAATTAACTGTCAAAGAACAACAGTTACGGGTTGAAACAGAGCGGTTAAGTGCCGAAATAAAAGCTCAGATGTTGCAACGCCAGGTTGATATTAATAAAAGGCGTGAAGAGAAAGGGGCGGTAGATGCAGCCGCCGGATCCTATAATGCATTATACAAGGAATACCGTGAGCTATATAAATTGATAAAGACCGCTCCGGAAGGAAGTGCAATTAATTTCAAAGGCGAATTGTTGCAATTTGATCAGGCCATTGCGAAATTGAAACAGCTGGCTGCAGCTGAACAGGATTTCAGAAGACAGTTTGCCCGGGATGGTTTGCTCGTAGGTGAATATACATCGGGAATTGTGCAGGCTTTCAAAAGCATGGGGCTTGATGACCTCATCGGTGGCCAGGTGACAAAGGCAACTCAGAAGCTGGATCTTCTTAACCAAGAGTTTAACGAATTACAGCAAGAATTAAGTGAAACGCGTGTAACCGGCCAGGGAGCTTTGGAAGGCATCGAACGTCAATTGATTGAAAATCGTAAAGAAGCTATTGCACTGCAGCAGCAGGTGGGCTTTTTACGAAATGAATTACGAGGCAGTGGTGATATCGGAAGTCAGATTACCACCAGCCTGGCAAATGGATTTAAAAATGTTAGAACCCAGGTTGGTCAGCTCCTGGTTGGATATTTAGGAGTTCAGGCAGTTCTGCAGGGAATTGTCAGTGGTGTGGATGGTGCAAAGCAGCTTTCGGATGCCACCACTGATCTGGAATTGCAATTGGGTAAAGCTGCAGGTGGTGCAGATAATCTTGTTGCATCACTTTCCAAGCTGGATACCCGTACAAATCTGTTAGGATTGCAACAGATTGCTGACACGGCTCTCAAAGCTGGAACAACGGCTAAGAACATTGAAGAAGTGACAAAGGCTGTGGATACGGTTAAAACTGCGTTTGGTGCTGAATTTGGTAGTGTGCAGGAAGGAACGGAGACTTTTGCAAAACTGATCAATATATTTTTTGAAGATCGGGAGATCACCGGTGAGAGGATTCTGCAAATTGGTAACGCCATCAGGACGCTGGCAAATGAGACGGTGGCCAGTGTTCCTTTCATAAATGATTTCAATGGGAGAATGGCTGGTTTACGTCAGCTGTTCACAAACTTTGAATTATCTGATTCTATTGGTCTCGGTGCCGGCTTCGAGGAATTCAAGCAATCAGCGGAAGTTGCTTCCACTGTCCTGGTAAAAGTTCTTCCCAAGCTCGCAGCGGATACAGAGAAGTTTGCAGCGATCGCAGGTATGAGCAAAGAGGCATTTGCTGATCTTATAAACAGCGATCCAACGGAAGCGCTTATTCGTGTGAGTGAGGCACTTGTTAAATCAGGAAAAAATGTTGAAGAAGTTAGTGCGTCCCTGGCAGATTCAGAACTGGGTAGCGGAAGGATCACTACAATACTGGCAACTCTTGGCGGTAAAGCCGATGTTTTTCGGGAAAGGATTGCCCGAGCAGGTGTGGCCATCAACGACACTCAGGCAATTACTGATGCATTCAACCAGAAAAATGAAAACCTTGCCGCAACGCTCGATAAAGTCGGGAAGAAATTTGCCGATGCTGCTAACGGTAAGGCCTTTCAGTTGACAATTACTGCTATCTCTGCAGTGATTTTATTTCTGATCAATAATCTCGGTATCATCATTTCGTTACTGAGTGTGTTGGGAGTAACCTGGGGAATTGTGAATGCACAAATGATTGCTACCAGAACGACGACATTTCTTACAACACTTGCCATACAGGCACAATCAGCTGCAGTCATTATCGCAAACCTGGTCACCCGCGGTTATGCATTATCTGTACAATTTCTCACATCAGCATTTGGAAGGGCAGCCGTTGCTTCCACTTTACTTTCCACGGCGATAAAATTACTTTCCGGCCCGATCGGAATTGTAATCGGTGTAATAAGCCTGCTGACATTAAGTTTTGCTGCGTACGGAAGATCAATATCCACAGCAGTAGTTGGATTAAATGACTTCGTCAGGGCTCAGCGGGTTAACGCTGATATCAATCGACAGGCAGCCGCTGCCATCAGTGAGCAGAAGGCAGAGATTGACGGATGGATATTAGTTATTAAAAGTGCCACATCTTCAGCTGATACAAAAAAGAAAGCGGTTGAAGAGTTGACAAAAATTGACAAGGCATTTGGTGATGTTATTAAGGATAATGTGGTTGACCTGGCTGCACTGGATAAGGCCTATCAAAAAGTAATTGGCAGTATAACTGCAAAGGCAAGGGCTGAAGCTGCCGCAACCCTCGCCGCAGAAAAACAGAAGAATGTTGCACAGGTTGCAGGTCTCAGGCAAGATTTGGAAATTCAAGTGGGAAGAAGTGATCAGACTGTCCTTGATGTAAAACTCAGTGAAGAACAAAAACGTTTGCTGCAGCAGTCCAATCTGTTTAACACTGGAGCGATTACACAATTTACCGACGATGGTGCTCAGATTTTCAGAAGCAGATTTGACCAGGTAAAAAAATTCCTGGATGCAAAAGAGAAGGAAGCTCTCGATATTTATAAAGATTACCTGCAGGCCAAAATAAAAACTGAGCAGGAACTTAAGAATGTCGAAGATGCTGTTTATAAATCACAGGAAGATGCAGCAGCTGGTACAACCAGATCTTTTGAAGTAGACATTGAATTACTGAAATCACAGATAAAAGCACTAGATGATCAGATCGAAAAATTTAAGGGTTCGCAAAAAGACCTCAATAAATTAATTGCTGAGAGGAAGCGATTACAGGCACTGCTTGATAAGGCATTGGGTAATTCATCAGGTGGATCATATCGAGGTGCGAAATTAACCGGTGAGCAGAAAGATGCGTTCAAGGATATTGATGCAGTTCGTGATCGGGAACTGGCTGATGAAAAAAGATTCCGGGCTCAGAACCTTGAAAGCGAAGAGGATTATCTTCTCAATATTCGGGACATCAATATCGGTGCGATCGACGAGAAGCTGAGTATTATCAAAGGTGCTAATGCTGAAGAAAGGAAGCTGATTGCTGAATTAAAACTGGAAAGGATTAGCCAGGAGCAGGATGCTAATAACAAAATTTTTGAATTGCGTTCACAGGCGTTACGCAATCTTCTGGACCAGCAGGTTTCTGATATCAGAACGCAGTCAACTGTTGCTGCAGAGGATCCAACACTTTCAGAAACGCAGCGTGCACAAATTAAATTGACTGCTGATCAGAAGATTCTCAGTCTGCAGGAAAAGTTTGCTTCCGATCTTGATCTGTTAGAAAAACAGTTAGGTCAGCAATCATTAAAAAATTCAAAAGATTCAGCCGATGCCATCAGGAAGACGCAGGAAGATTTACGTAAAGATCAGATTGCGCTCACCCTCGCGAGTTTGAAAGATGTGCAGAATGCGGGAGAAAAAAGTATTGCTGAATTCAGGGCCATTGTTGCCCGTCAGCGTGCGAATATTGCCGGTAATGAAAACCTCTCTCCCGATCGTCGCAATCGTGCAAATGCAAATCTCGATCGAGAGGAGAATGTTGGTGTGGTGGCCAGGGAAGTTGCTTCACTACGTAATCAGCTGCCTGTATACAAACAATTGCTAAATGAGAAGCAAATTACCGACACTGCATACATGGAGTTTCTTGCAGAGTTGGAAAACAAACAGGCAGAACTTTCAGAACTTTTAGGAAAAACGGCCGACGAAGCAGTTGAGAAAGTCAGGAGCACCCGGGAATTAATTCAGGGCGGTATTCGTGATTTATTTAAAACAGAAGAAGGAAGCCCGACAGATCAACTGATCGGTCAGGCCATCAGTGAAACTTATGATATTGCCCAGCAGGCAATGAATGATTTCTTTGATGCCAAAGAGGCGAGGATCAAACGTGATCTGGAAGTGGAATTGGAACGGTTGGAAATCGAAAAAGGTCAGCAGCTCGCTCGTGCCCAAAGTTTGCAGGAACAGGAAAGTCTGGAGAAACAGTTTGCTGCAAAGAAGCAGGAAGCTGAACGGCAGTCTTTTGAAAAGACAAAGCAGCTGAGGAAGAAGGAGGCAAAGATTGCATTACTTACTGAGCTCGCAAATATATGGACCACTGTTTGGCAGGTCGGTCCTATTGCCGGTGCAATTCTCGGAGCTGTCCTTTCCGGATTGGCATTGTTGCGTTTCAATAGCCGGATGAGTGAGATCAATGCACAGACGTTTGCACGTGGTGGCCAGCCTGGAAAAACCAAGCGATATATGAAGGCAAGGAGGTTTGATGAAGGTGGTGTTCCTGCAGGTGGTGGTGAAATTGGTGGTAAGCCTCATTCGCAAGGTGGAACACCATTCGTGTTTAAAGGTCAACCTTATGAAGCGGAAGCCGATGAACTTGCTGTCATTCGTACTCGCAATGCTCCCAGGAATAAAGTGTTTCAGGCAATGGGTACTCAATCACAAATTGCCAGTGCAATGAATCGTGTTGGTGGCGGCGTAGATTTCTCGCCAGGTGGATCTGTCAAGAAGCTGGCATTCGGTGGTGGCCTAGGTCAATCATTACAGGCACCGCAATATGTGCCCTCGAATGTTTCACGATCGCTTTCATCGGGTGAAGGAATGAGCGATGAAAGATTTGCTGAAATGATTGATAAAATGGAGATGATTGCAGATGCACAGAGCCGCAGGATTGATCGTCTGGAAGTGGTACAGGTGACCGGTACAGTTACAACGGCCCAAAAGAAGCAGGTAAAGCAGAATGAAATTGGTACGCTATGACGGAACTGGATAAGAAACTTCAGGAAATCGCTATTAAAAACTGGCCCCAATTTGTGCAATTGGTTGGAGAAGATACTTTGCGATCAGCTAAGATCTGTTTACTCAGACAGAATAAACTTTCATATGGACAGATTCAAACCAGGCTTGGCTTAACAAAAGCTCAAGTGGAGTATAGTTGCGGTAAGTGTGAAGTGAAGTAGATTGTTTTATTATCCGGTTCTTTTTTTTGAAGAAGAATAAAGTTCCGATGCAAATTCATTTCCCAGTTGTGGTTTGGGTTTGACCATAAAATCTAATTGACCTACTGTTCCATTAATCTGATTGTGGATTACTTCGACCTTGCAAGAGTTGATAATCTGAGCCGCGGCTTTAACGGCGGTATTGGCTTTATTCAAATCAACTTCATCATTCATTATGGAAGTGAATAGATTGCAAAGGTGGTACCTTAGTTCGGGCATACTCTCCGGTGCTATTATTTTACTTTTCGACATTTTTCTTATTTTTTTGGGTTATTAATCTCTTTATTTTAATTATCTCTCTTTTCAGAGCGATTAAGTCAGGCCTTGTATTTATTTGATCAATATTAAATCCTGAACGCTTCAGTCTAGCTCTTATATAACTTGATTCAAGATCTCGGATCCTTTTTTGATCTCTTTCCTTGACTTTGTTGGAATCGTGAGCAGGCTTGAATTTAACTATTCTTTTGAATGCAGATTTTAAAACATCAAACTGGAATCTATACGCCGAAAGCCGGCCTTGACTCTGCATAAGACGAAAGTGTTTCATACATTCCAACTCAATCCTATTCAAATTATCGTTTAAATGAAATAAACCTGAAGCTTTTGTTTCCTCACAATCAACAATCCTTTCACAATTCTTATCCCAAAATTTGTCTTCTAAACTGATGCCAGTTCCTAATTTAAATTTCTTATGCTTATAGCTAAATTGAATTTGAATACTTGTTATGGTTGTGTGATCTTCTTTTTTTTTATAATAATGGAAATTTTTCATGTTAATTCAATTATTTTTTTTTCTAAATTATTGACCACAGAATGCCAGTTGTAACGCACAGACGAACCGATCCGGATGGCAGGTATTTTTTTCTTCTTTTCCCATCTTATAGCAGTTGGTTCAGTAATGGCAAGTCTTTTGCATAATTCAGTGCGGTCAATAATTTCAATTTTAGATTCTCCTTTTTTTGCCGAAATATAGCCTAGGCAATCGTTTATCACATCTCTTAGGAGGAGCTTGAATTCATCAAGTGAAATTGTTATCAGTATCTGTTCTTGCATTTATTTTTGATAAAATTAAATGAACACAGTTGTAAGTTTTAACCGCTTTAAGTCAGTCGTAAAGTTGTCCACACTCAATTGCTACCAGTTTTTAAAGATTTGCTACCAATCACAAGATTGAATTCTTGAAAATTTAAAGGGGTGTTGACTTTTAGGCAGGGTTCAAATCCCCCCTGCTCTTTTTTCTGTGGATAATATTTCTTAAAATATTTTTTTAGAATTGGCTATTTCGATGAAATCCATCTGAATTCTTCAGATAGTAAGTAATTAAAACAAATAAATATGTATTAAAATGATTCAGTTTTACACTGAATTATGAAACGTCAGTTCAATACTTTCCAATTCCGGGTAGAAAATTCGACAAATAACGCTGTTGATATCTATATCGACGGGGCAATAGTTGATGCCGAAACTCAGGAATTATACAAGTATTGGTATGGAGATGACACTTCAGTCTCTTTTAAATCTTTCCGCAACCAGGTACTTGAAGCTGATGCCAACACCTATAACGTGTACATCAATAGTTACGGCGGTATCGTAACTGATGCAATGGCAATCCACGATCTGTTAATTGAATTACAGAACAAAGGGAAAACAGTTAACACCGTTGGCAGGGGCATTGTTGCCTCCGCGGCCACTTACATTCTCATGGCCGGCAGAAATGCCGAGATGAGTAAGAACTCGTGGTTTATGGTGCACAATGTCAGTGGTTTTGCTTGGGGGGATGTAAATGAAGTTGAAAAGCAAGCGGCCACTCTCCGCAAATTCAACAATGCTACAAGAGACTTTTATTCTGATGCGACCGGAATTTCCCAGGAAGAGATTACTTCTTTAATGGATGCAGAAACTTGGATGACTGCAACCGAAGCAAAAGAAAAAGGATTCATTAAACAGGTAGGTAGTGAATCAGTTATCACCAATTCCATTCCAAAAGAACATTGGCAGTTTCAAAATCAGGCTATACTGAATGCTTACAATTCCGCTGTAAAGCAACCTCCAGCAAGCTCTGAACTCAGTCAACTTTTTAATAATCAAACAGAAGAAATGAAAAAGTTCTTTCAAAACATCGTTGATGCAATTAAAGGCACAAAGCCAGCAGAAAATTCAACCAGCATCACGGGCGAACAACTTGCTGCTGCAGTTCAGTCTCCATTCGAAGAAGTTGCATCCGAGATTGAAAATCAAATAAGCACCGGCATCACCAATGCATTGGCTGCAGACGCTACTCAGACAGCGATCACCAATGCTGTAAATACTGCTGTTACGGCTCAGCTCGGAACCGCTGTCTCCAATGCAGTCGCAGAAGCAATTAAGCCTTTCAATCAAACTATCGCTGATCAGGTTAAAAAGATCGCTGATCTCGAGTCTGAGATTGCCAATAACAAGGGTGGCCAGTCACAATCGAAAAATGAAGACGGAACTGCCCCGATCGGTGGATTCAAGAAAAAATAATTATTCAAACTTTTTAAATCTCATCAAATGAGTTTAGCTATCGATAACGCGAACCTGGTGAATTACATCGACCAGGGTACCACTGGGTTCACACCTGCTGTTACATACACTTACAACTCCAGTACCGGTGCTGTGGTGATAACAGATGGTTCCACCATTCCTGCAGGAGATACACTCAAAAAAGTTCATCTACGCCTTTCTGACAAGTTCGGAAAAGAAGTGCGTGGTATCATCACTGCTACAGGTGGTGGCGGTGCATTAACGCTGAGTGCATCGACTCTCAATGTAAGCAAAGGATTAATCCTTCATGCCACGGTGTTGACTACCAACAACATTGCAGCTGATGGAAGTTTCCATAATCTTCTGGCCGCCGGCGCCATTGCAGGTTGGGACACTCAGAAGAACGCATAAAAATTATTTCAAAATCTTTTTAAATAACTCGACATGTTCGAATCATTTTCAATAGACTCCCTGGCCTTTCACGAATCAGTGATCATTCCTGCATTCGCTGATATCATACCTCAGGGCTTTCCATATCGTGGAACTCTTAACGAATTCACGTTGATGGATAACGTCAGCAGCAAGCGCAACATTATCGACATCAGAAGGGTGCAGAACATTCTGCAACGCCGGGATGCCAGCTGTGATATCAATTACAAGAAAGTAGTTGGTGCCACCACAAGGCAGATCAGTGTTGAAGAAGTTTATGGTGCCACTCAGTTTTGTCGTAATGAATTTTATAAGGGTGCACTGAAAGATTGGAGGAGTAATGATCCACTCTTCGGCAATAAAATCCTTCCATATTTTCAGGAAGCTGTAAATGTGGATGTGGCTTCGAACTCCTATTTCGGGGATGTTGACCGCGTTGTTGCTCCGACTGCCCAGTGGTCTTCAAATGTATTTGATGGCGTTTTCAAATGGATCAAACGTTACATCACCGCATCTGTAATCCCGGCTGGTCAGACCATCACTATCGCTGATGGTACTGATTATAACACCACACCTTCTGCAGCATACGATCTGCTGAAAGCAATGTATGCAAAGCAGAATCAGCTGATGTATAGCTTCCTGGATACTCAAAAAGCATTTTATGTGAGTAAAGAGATTGCCCGGGGATTTGAAGATTATCTGATTGCTGCAGGTATCACCAACGGTTATATCACTGATGCAATGACCGGTATTAAAACGTTGGCATACAAAGGCATTCCGATTCTGGAAGAGCCGATCTGGACACCAATCATCACTGAAATTAAAGGAAGCGCCGGTTATGCCGCTGTTCTGACACTCCGTGGAAACTTTGTTTTCGCTACTGATAAGGACTATGGTGAAGGTGAAGACGGAAAAACTGCACTTGAAGTTTGGTATGAAACCAAAGACATGATGTGGTATTACAGGTTGTTCATGAAAGCCGGAACTCAGATAGCGTTACCGGAGTTTATCGTAGTCGCAATGACCGCCTGGACATAGTCGATACAGTTTTTCAATTCCAAATTTCATAACAACATCAAATTATTTATATGCTTTGCGTAACACTTCACGAAAGAATCCGGTCTTGCGGTGGCGTAAGCGGTGGTATCAGTGATATCCTGCTTTTCGATCCGAATGACTTCAACTTTTCACAGGCCGGTCCTGTGGCTGGGCTCGCCCAGAAATATTCAGCCGTTGCTCTCCGAGCTGGGTCCGGAGTCACTGCTACTGCCACAGTGGCAAGCGGTGCTGTAACGGCGATAAACGTTACAGCTGGTGGTACCGGTTATCCTGTTGCACCAACGGTGGTAATCACTGGCGCTGGTACCGGTGCTGCTGCTGTTGCCAATGTGGTTGGTGGTATTGTGGTTTCTATTACAGTTACTGCAGCCGGCACTGGTTATTCTACTGCACCCACAATTTCATTCACCGGTGGAGCTGCCACGGCTGCAAGTGGAGGAAAAATGTTCAGGATCAACTTCCAGGAAGATGAAGCTGAATGGACGTTCAATCAATCACGCGCTGGTTGTAGTGTGAAGTATGAACATGAGTGGATCTTCCAGGTTCCTCAGAACAATCAATCTCTCACCACCTGGTTGCAGACACTTGATGCTGCAGGCTGTTGTTGCGGATTGGGATTGATCTTCCGTGCGATGTCTGGTGAAATATTTGTTGCCGGTGAAAAATATGTCGCTGGAGAATCCATTCCAAGGTTCAAACTTTTCCAGGATGGTACCGATGGTGGCATCGGTAAACTGATCGAAGATTTGAACGGGGCTAATGTTCACATTAAAGGCAGCTATACCAGGAACTTGTATGAGTTCAGTGGTACATGGGCTGCTCTGGAAGCGCTCACTTAATATTCATTTTCTTAAAATCATTTGAGTATGGCCCAGGCCAAAATCAAAGAAGAATACAAATCCACTGTTATCGCTTTCGGTAGCAGTGGATTACCTCTTGGTATGAGAAGTGATATCGACCAGCTCGCTATCATCGCTCTTGATAGTAATGACGCCTATCTGAAAAACCTTTTTGAAGTGCTGCCCTCAGTTGCTGAATTAAAAAAAAGCAAAGTAGAAGCGGAGTTAAAAAGAATCCCTGTTGTGATTAAGCCGGTAGCAGCTGAGGATGTAAAAGACAAAGGACCGGCTATTGAGAAGACAGATGATAGTGGTGATGAGTCATAGCGAAATGAAATGCCAAATCAACTTACAAAAAAGATACAATCACCTACCCACAAGAAAAAAGTACGGGTAAGCAACGACGTAAGAATCGATGCGAAAAACCCTATCCCATTTGAATACGGCGGACAGACATTCTCATTCATTAATCGTCACCGTTACATTCCATTCCTTCCTCCGGATGATAATTTTGCTCAGAAGTTTTTAGAGGCCCGTTTACTTTCTACCACTAACAATGCTTGTATTACAAAAAAGGCAAGGTATTGCGCCGGCCATGGCTTCAGGGATAATAAAGGCTCAGACCTGCCAAAAGAATTTATTCAGTGGTGTAAAACCATCAATCGTAAAGGCAAGTCAGTAAGCAGGATTAATCGTTCCATTTTCGACAGCCATTTCACTCATGGCAATACACCTATCGAAGTAGTTCGCTATACGGTTGCCGGCAGAAGGTATTTCCATGTATACGCTCATAACTTTTTAGAATGGAGGTTAGGTAAAGTCGATGAGTTTGGAAACGTTGATTACGCGATTCAGTCAAAGCTATTTCTGCGTGCCGGATATGTCAGTGCTGACATATTAAAAGAAGCCCGGAAGATTCCGATTTATAGTCCGTTCCGTTCTGAAAAAAAGAACTGGTTTAAAGATGAGAAAGGTGCTGAGCGGACAATTTTCTGGTACAAAAATGAAGTGACTGGGTACGATCATTATGGATTGCCAAGCAATGTGGCAGCCATGATTTTTGAAATTTTGGAGTACAAAGGCGCGAGGTATAACCTGGACAACTTCGACAACAACATGGTTGTGGCAGCTCTGTTGGCACTCAAAGGAAATTTGAGTCCTGATGAGGCGAACAGGATAGGCCGTGAAGCCATTAAGACTCATACTGGTGATGGTAAACGTGGCCGTGTGATGGTAGTGGCCAGTGAAGAGGGAATTGATGGTAGCGACTTTCATCAGTTCGATACGCATAAAGAAGGCAGCTATACAGAAGCTGATGATAAATGGACGCAGAAGATTATTCTCGCGAATGACTGGGATGCGACACTGGCCGGCATTACTTCTCCTTCAACGCTTGGAAAGGGTAGTGGATTCTTAAGCAAAATCATTGAGCACATTTTAAATACAGTTATCAAACCCGAACAGAGTGATCTGTTCGAAGATGTGTGGACACATGTTTTGAGACTGGGAAATGAGTGGATGAACTGGGGAATTGATTTCGACAATATGGAATTCCATAATCATATCGATATTTCTGGGCTTACAGATGTTGATATCACTCCTGCAGTGCAGATTAACGAAGTGAGAAAGGCTAAAGGATTGCCAGAGGATCCTGCACAGAATGGAGTGTATATGAAATCATCTTCACCAAAAACTGCTAAAAAAGAAGAAGGAGGTGATGATGTACAGGATTAATCCACTCATGCGTAATGTATTGATCACAGCTGATGAAGTGATTTTTCATGCACCTACAAAGCAAACACTGGATAGGCGGACAATTGAACAATCTATCATTATTGCTGAAGAAAGATTTATACGGCCGGCTTTGTGTGATGAGTTCTACGAGCAAATTGTTATCGCAAAAAATCGAGAAATCACTTCAGGAAATAAAGGGACAACAGAAGGTGAAATTCTCGTAGCAACGGGTGAAACGGTAGTACTGCAGATTGGTGAGATAGTGAATGCATGGGAATACCTTAACGCAGATCTGCAGAAGTTTTGGAAAGAGCATCTGTGGAAATTAACTGCAGAGTGTGTGATGTTGCTGGCCACTCCGGAAGCTTTTGTTCAGTTCGCCAGTGAAGGTGTAGTGCATGGCGCTCCACCTGCTGGACCGATGACTACAACCGGCCTTGTTTCTCCGGAACTGCGTTCAGTTAAATGGATCATGGATAAGAAGCTGATGGATCGCATCGATCCTTTGCTTGAAGCTATGCACCGGTGGTTGTGTAAACGAAAAGCGACCTATTCCAACTATTGCAAAGTGTGCGATTGTGATGCCAATGGTGTGGCTTACAAAAGGAAATCAGATCTGGTAACCGGCCTCTATGATGATGTTGATAAGGATATCAATTGTAATTGTGGATGCTATGATTAAAGCCATTACACATATCATCATTGGCTGGAGCAAGCGCTGGGGAATTCTGCAGACAAGTAAAGCAGAGCAGAAGCTGAGTGAGTTAAGAATTGAAAGATGTACCCGGTGTTTTTTCAGCGAGCAATCCAGCGTACTGAAAATCATAAACGGTAAAGGCGAATATCAGCAGCATTTAAGCTGCAGAAAATGCAGTTGCCCGATATGGCAGAAAACAATTGTTGTTGATGAAAAATGCCCGGTAGGAAAATGGTAGGACTTTATGATTATATGAAGCTGATTTGTGTATGCCCTGGTAGGATTGAATACCTGGCCATGCGCACCCTTGCTGGTGCAGAAGTTTATTTTTTTCCTGTAACAGTTTACAATGTCAATGAGGAACCGATAGGTGTGGCAAATGATAAGCAGGAATATATCAATATCTGGAATAGTGACTATGCGAATAATAAAATTGGAATTCTGGCTGGATTGATTGGACCCTTCTCCTTTCAATTGCATTTAAAGCCTGGACAGGTTTCACCGCCATGGGTGATCGGAGAGAATGGTGAGGAAGGTTTCATTTTAACGGAAGGGGGAGATTTTATATTAACTGAAGATGGAGGACAAATCCCAATAGAATAGTATGAAAAAATTAATCATTGTTTTTTTGAGCCTTTGGCTGATAACTACGGCCCGGGCTCAAAATCAAAAAATCAGCGAAATGGCGACTTACATCGGCAATCCATCAGGAGGATGGGTACCGGTAGTTATTGCCGGTACAAACCGGAAAGTTGATGCCAATTATTTCGGTTTTAATAAAGTCGACAGCTTTGATGTTAAGCAGGGATCAACGTATGATACTCTATGGGCTTACAAAAACGGCAACAAAGCTTTTTTTAAGCTCACTCGTGCCGGCGGTGGATCGATTCCTGATTCATTATTAAATTCTACACTAACCGATGGGGGTGTGGCTTATCGTGTTCTTTCGAAGCCGAATGATTCTACAGCATTGATAAAAGACATCGATACTTCACGTTATATAAAATTGGATTCTACAAACCTGAAAATAACTCCGAGGCTTGATATACCCGCATTAAAAGCTGATGGACGATTTAAGATTGATTCATTGCCAAATGTTCAAATCACATCTTTGACAAATGGTCAGGTGTTGAAATGGAATTCGACAACCAGTAAATGGGAGAACGCTGCTGATAATAATAGTGGTGGAGGAAGTGGAGATACAGCTAATTTAATTTTTGATACCATCCCAGCTGGCGGATCTCCCACTGCAGTCTTTCAGGTTGGAAATATATTGAGGACCCGAGCTCATGGGGACAGCGGTCGTATATCATGGACAGTGAATGGGCAGGGTAAAATAGTTGCAGTTTTTAACGAATCAGGGTTGGGTGGTTCTTCATCCTTTTTCCTACCTGGTGGTAATACTTTTACGCAGGACACTTCTTTTGGCTCCACAAGTAACCACGATCTTATTTTAAAAACCAATAACACCATCCGGGCAAGATATACTAAAGACGGTAAATTTTTCTGGAATGCAGATGCAGATGCTTTGGGATGGAATTATTATATCAATGATACGGCTCGCATTCGTGCAATAAAACTTGTTGGTGGAAGCACATCAACAACGTCAGCGCGAAACGCATTATTATCTATTGCAGGAGCGAACACTTCATCTACGGACTACCTTTTGAATGCTGAGAATTCAACGGGCCAGGTAGTTCTTCGTCTTTCCAATTCAGGAGCAGTAAGTCTACCGACAATTTTTAGTGCATTCTCGTCAACGGCTATGACTTTTGTTGGTACCACTTATTTAATCAGGCCTAATAATGTTGCCGGCACAACCGGCGGATTAAACCGCATTAGTACATCAAATTATTCAACTCCGACTTCAGGTCAGCAAGTCGCCGTTGCATCAGTTGAAGGAGCAGGGGTTGCTTCAACATCAGGAACAGGTCAATGGATTGGATTTTGGAACAAGGCAATACAAAACAGCACAGGTACTCATACAGGCAAGGTGATTGGTTTTTTGCATGAACCGACAATTACTTCTTTGGTTGGTGATGATATCAGTTTCGAATCCAGAACCGGAAGAACCTTATTTAGAAGCCTTTCTCAAAATGAGACTGCCACTATTCAAACGACAAATACCACTCCAACGACTATTGCGACAATACCTCATGCAACATCTGCATCAGAGGTCGAAATCATTGCAACAATCAGGGCTGAAAGCGGAAGTGATCTTGCCATTTACAGGAAGTTATTGCGAGTGAAAAACGTGTCCGGCACATTGACAATATTGGGATCGTTGCAAACGATCGGATCTGATTTCGAGGATTCGGGATTGTCAGCTGCTGATATTACAGCAACAGTAAGCGGAACCAATATTCTCATCCAGGCAACCGGCATATCTGGAACCGTTGACTGGAGAGTTGTTTTTGAAACAAGAACATTTTAATTAACTATGAAATTTATACTACAATTTTTAGGGTTAATCTTTCTCGCACTTTGTGGTAAATCTCAGGTGATCCAGGCTAAAATTAATAAGACTGGAAATACCATGTACATCAATGCAACGGGTAGACCTGGGACCGTACTCATCAACCAAGGTAGCAGCTATGTTGACACAACAGGGACTTTCATTCCATTTGTGATGTATAGTGGTGAAAGTAATTCAGGAGGACAGTCACAAAATGCTGACGCGACTGCACCAGAATTGGCTGTAAGATCGGGGACAAAGATTCTAAATAATGCACTGTTGGTTTTACAAGATCTGGATATTGGAACTAACAATCTCCTGCAGCATAATGGAATGGTTAATCCAGAGCTGAAGCACTCCTGGGAATTGGAAATGGCCAATATGCAGGCCAATGGAGATTTCACCGGAGATTATTTATACATCGCTAAATCAGGGCAAGGTGGAACCAGGATAACCCAGTGGCCAATAGGATCCTCTTTTGCAAACTTATTCAACACCCGTGCAAATAAAATGATTGATCTGCTGGACATCACTACAACTCCGGCCTTCGCCCTCTTCTATAGCCAAGGAATTAATGATGTGATTGCCGGGGACTGGAATCCAACAGCATGGCGTGATAGTACAATTGCGAGATTCAATTACATCAGATCACTTTATCCTGATGTGCCGATCATCATGCAGAAATTCTGGCCCATCACTGGAAAAGATGTTACAGGTTTAAATGCTGCAATGGATTACATCGTTGCAAACATGACCAATGTGGGAGTAATCAATAGCGATAGCAGTGATCTGGATGATGTGTACCATGACGGGTATAATTCTAAGAAAATTAATGCGCAGCGATACGTGGCGAAACTTTACGAAATGGGATACCGCTTATGAAATACTTAATTTCAATATTTCAGGCGTTTGTGATTAGGTGCAAATCTCTTATTTTCGAAAATTCTATAAATGGATTTCAACTTATGAGAAAGACACCAACAGCAATCATTTGCTTGCTCATACTATTTGCATGCAGCAAGCCAGAAGGTTTCACCTGTAAACCGGCACCTTCAGCCATCAAACCATTTCAAAAAATTCCACTGATTGTATTTTCTGGAGAATCTAACTCTGGTGGTCAGGCGCAAAATGTATATGCAACACCTGATGAACTAAAGAGAAAGAAAGGCACATTTATTCTTAACAATGCAATCCTGAAATGGGAGAATCTTGACATTGGGATAAATAATCTAATTCAGCATACAGGAATGCAAAAGCCAGAGGAGAAACACTCCTGGGAATTGCAGTTATCAAGCCTGCAGGAAGAAGGAAGATTTGCTGGACCGATTTACATTGTAAAAACCGGACATGGAGGCTCACTAATCAGCCAGTGGAAAATAAACACCTCATTTTCAAACATTTTCGATGCGAGAGTTAAAAAAGCAATAACAACTCTTAATGTAAAGAGTGATCCCAAATTTGCCCTTTTTTATAGTCAGGGAATTAATGATCTTATTTCCAGTCAATGGGATGCTGATGAGTGGGAAGACGCCACTGTTGATAGGTTTCAATACCTGAGAGAAACTTATGGCGATTTCCCAATCGTAATGACGAAGTTTTTCGACATCACGGGTAAGCCTGTTGCAGAGCTGAATGCTGCTATTGATAATGTTTGCAAACGCGTTGGTAACTGCTCAGCTTTTGAAACCAAAGGATTTCCACAGGATGATAAATATCATTTCAGTTACCTCGGTCAGAAACGTGTAGCTGATAGCATGATTGCCAACCTTAATAGAATGAAATACAAACTTTGAAATATATAGCGACCATATTGTCAGCTTTTGCACTGCTGTTCCTTGGCTACTTTTTAGGAAGTGATTTCAAGCCCAAGTATCAGCTTACTCCTGAAATGTTTGGTGCTGTCGTCAATGATAACCTTGATGATAGCAAGGCATTCCAGAAAATGGCTGATAGTGCTGTGAAGGTTAATGCAAAATGTTTTCTGGATTATGGCCGTTACATACTTGATACTACTATTCGATTTGCAAAATTCAGAAATGGGAAGTATGAAAACTTCTCAGTTGTAATTGAAGGCGTTGGCGAGTTTTGGGATCCGGAATTGACCATTATTGATTACAGAAGAAAATCCGGAGGTGCATTTGATTTCCAGCAAAGTAAAGGTTCCAGAATACAGGGAATACACTTTAACGGCAGGTATAAAGTACCGTCTGCGAATATCTTCTCTACTCCGTTCCATCAGTACCATGATACCTCGATAACAGATTCTCGTAATCAACCCTATGCTGCAATACGAATCGACGTTGTCAATACTAATCTCCGTTCAGGTAGTACCGGTACATTTATTATCAAATGCTCATTCAGGGATTGGTATGGTGCTATTAACTTTTCGCCAAACGGCTATACACAGAATAACGAAATGAATCTTGTTCAGGAATGCCGGGGAAGAAATTTAAAATATTTTTTCTCTGGAGGGCAAGACCAGGAGAAAACAAATGTAATAAGGCATTGTGGCACGTGGGATAACATACATACTGCATTTGTCTTTTCTCCGTACGGCTCCGGGAAAGGTGGAAACTATCGTGTTTATGATTTTAACATGGCCGGTAAATGCGGCAATCTGATCATGCGATATTCTCAGAACTGGGGAAGCATCATATTCGACAATCTAATTACCGAAACACTGGGCGGTGGTGGTGAATGGAATACCTCAATGAACGATGCAATAATCAACAGCACTATTAATCTTGCTTATCCTGAAGAGTCAGGCTTTCGACCTTTTCTACTTGGAAACGGAGTAACAATTAATCAAACTGTGATAAGATATTACGGTCGAAACATTCCAATTCTGTTTGGAGGAAATCCCAAACTATTCAATAATACGATGGCTCGGAATCCTATTCTCGGTGCCCGATACCTACCCAATGATTCAGGCTTCAACAAAGGGTTTAGATTAAATAAGATTAGGGCTGCAGAGGTTGAGGTGGCAAATGGCCAATGTATAGTTGTTGGTGATTATTCTGTTGGTGAAATGTTGGTTTTTATGAGTAACACAGATCGATTGCTTCTGGGAATGGGACAGGTTACTCAATCAATCAAAGGATTTTGCACAGTTAATTACCTGCCTGGTACAATCAGATCAGGGAAATATATAACAGGTATTTATGAAGAAATAAAAATAAACAGTAC